CCTCAGTTTTGCTGACCGTCAGGATGAAGCGATTGTCCGCATCCATGCTGAGCACGGCACTCACCTTGGCGGATATGGCCTCATCCATGCTCTCGATAGTAATTTCCCATCCGCCTCCACGGGAGAAATGGACGTAAAGTTTGCGCTCTTGTTGATTGATAAAAGTAGCGAAATCGGCCTTGGCTAGCACATCATCTTTGCGCTGCATCAGCCAATCAAACAATCCATTCCATTTCAACTCAGCTTCATTCATGCCGACTTTCTTCAAGCCAGCTAGAATTTCAGAGCCAGTTGCCACCGCACCCATGCGTCGATCGACAAAATCCATCAGGTAGGAATGTGCCAGCAATCTGCGCCCATCCCTGCCAACAAAGGTGGTGGCCGAAACAGGTACACCCTGAGAGTAAAAACCTTGAATGACCGCAGCCCACAATTCATCCGCTGTGTATTTCCTATCACTTATCTCGCTAATGAGATCGGCAAAATTGGAGAAGTTGCGGTTCCAAAGTTCAAACCATTCTCGAGCAGTGGCTTCTGTCCAGCCGTATTGCTTTCTGGCCACTTGGATCAAATCATCGCGTAAGTTCCTGATGACATGATCCAGACGATAACCAAAGGAAGTCTGTGCCCAACGGCTCAGCACCTCATGCACTACACTGGGCGGTACATCATCCAACACCTTGTAAGCGGCCTTAGCCTCATCTCCCAGATCGCTCCATATCTTGTTCATCAAGCGTAAATCGGATGGAATGTTGCGCCCACCACGAGTAAAGAACATCGGATATTGGAATTGGCTGGCAATCAGGATATTGGCATCCTTGACCCTGTTCTGCTGAATGTAGGCAGACAAGCGTGGATTGTTCCTGACCATGCTGTCAAAATCTTCAAATGGTTGCGGAATAATCTTGGCATTGATTGCCATGCCTCGTGGTGAAGCTGCAACCACGCCAAAGGTGGAGGATTGAATGCTGGTCTCATAACTCTTCAGCGATCCCACACCTGTGAATTGTTTGAATTGGTTCAGATATACAGGCGATGAAGAGAAGCGCCATTCGTTGCTGATAGGATCATGAACGCGCACGCCTGACAATAGACCGTTGGCATCGAATTCAACATCGAAACCATACATCTCTAACATTTGGCGGGCAGTGAGTGTGTTCTCCAAAGATATGCGACCTGCTTTGACATCATCCAGCAGCATATCGAACAGATCGCTCTGGTTGTACCAACCTCGCGCAGCCAGCGAGTCGTACATTTCCCAACCGCGTTTCGTGGATGCGGTGAAGATGAGCTTGCCTGCGCTGTCAAATTGGCGTGGGCCTGGAAAGACCAGGATCCAGAATGAGCGCATCCGCGCTGAATAGTTGCGGGTCTCATCCACCAGATTGATGATGTGAGCCGATAGTTGTGCTTTTTCACCTTCATCCAAAATTGCAAAGGCAGGATTGTTCACCCAGTCGGCTCGACCAAAATAATCGCGCACGGCTCGAGCACTGGTAGCTTCACTTTGCCCTGCAGGGATGCGGCGTCCACCAGGAAAGGCGGCATCGATAGCTTCATCCATCTTGTTGATCTCAGCATCCGTGAGTGGCCGACCTGACTTGGTGCCGAGTTCGATGTTCTCTTCGATGTCTTTCATCTTCTCAGGCGAAGCTGGTTTTATTTTCTTGCGTTCCAATTTGTCAGACTTCTGACGCAACTGATCCATGCCGCTCAGCAAGCTGGTGTCATCCCCAGAAGTAGCGATCTTGTTATCCTTGAGCGCCTTGACAGCTTTCTTGCGTTGCTTGGGAGTGAGTTCTTTGGCGCTCTTGGGAATGTCCTTCATAGCTTCTTCGCCCGTCGAAGTAACCGTTTCTTCAACTTCACGCTCAGGCGTGTATTTGCCTGCAGTGTAACCGCGCCGAGCTTCATTGAGATCCACTGCCTCGATAATCGCACGTTGCTTGTTGAAAACATTATCCAGCCGCGCCCTGACTTCCTTATCCAGCGTATTGATCACGCGGTCAAAGAACATATCGGAATGGCGTTTATCTAACTTGCGGACATTCTCACCCTTGACCAAATCGCTGATAAATTCCTGCAACTGGTCACTCACTGACATGATCAATGGGCGCACGGAGGCCTCATCTACCCACTCTATTTCTTTCAGTGTTTTCGGCAGATAAATCACATCTGCTTGCTTGCTGGTCTGAGATAGATGGCTGAGCATATTCTCAAATTGCTCTACGTGCATACCTGAATAATTCCATAAGTCTCGCACATAGGCCACCCACTTGGCTGCATCTGATTGAGACATGCCTGCTTTGATCAATCGCTCAACCAGACCTTCAGTAACCAGCGCCAACAATCTGGGTGTGTTGACTTTGGCCACATTCTTCATGAAGAGCTTGTAGTACATGCGCACGCGGGAACCAACCTCGATCGCAGACGCCAAGGTTTTGACTGACAGCGGGAACGCCCGCCAGACCGCGTAAGCATGTGCAGCCACATTCTTTCCATCGGTCAGAACTTTGTAGTTCGATTTGTAATGAGATAGAAAGCCAAAAGGATTGTCTGCGAAATCCAGGATGCTTTGCAGATGGGTAATCTTCTCTCCCAGACCTGTCTGCTCAATCATTACATTGAAGGCTGCCGCCTGCATGGATGTAGTCACCTCGGCTCTGAGTCCTATCTCTTTTTCCACATCTATGCCGACATAACGTTTCATCAAGTAGATGACATCGTGCAAACTGTCAGCCGAACCGCTGACCAGGAAGCGGAAGGTGTTGTCATAGAAGTTGAATAGCATCCAGGCGGGGCGGCGAGCCAGCGTTGCCCACACCCAAGCGTTCATAAACCAGCGGCTAATCTGGTAGGTGATATTGATACCCTTACGGAACTTTACCAGCCCAGGGCCAACCTTTTCTGGAGGTAAATTGGCAAGACCCAGTTTGGCCATCCAGGTATCTTTTTGGAAAATCGAACCCGCCCAGGCCTCGTGTTCTCGCAGGAATAACCGCTTGATGCGTTCACCCGTTTCTTGAGCAATCTTATATAGACCGTGCTGACTGTACAAGTAATTGTTCAGTTTGGCCTGAATGCGATTGCGCATAACTTCTTCAACATCCATGCCTGTTGGGATGGGATTTTTCTTGAGTTCGCGCTTTATTTCCTTGGCCGAGCGATCAAGAAATGTATTGGAAGCATCTTCCCAGACATCATCCACTAGATCTTTCCATTTGTCTGCATCCAGCGTGCCCAGTACGTAGCGAGCATCCGCTAACGAACGCTCAGAAACTGTAACAGGTAAAACGTTTCTGGCCGATCGCACTAATTGCTGATATTCTTCTGGATTTTTAGCCAAAGAAATTGCATTGATTTGATTGGCTGCTCGCTGCACCTGCCACAGAAGTTCATCTTTGCTGGTCGGTTTGGTATCTGCGATGTCCTTTATCAGGTTGGTCGTCCACTGTTGCTGTTTGAAACCTTGGGAGACGAAAGCGCGATTTTTCATGTGGCGAATGCGTCGGGACTCAATCATGTCATCTACTGTCTGCATCCAGGCTGAAGTGAGATTGCGGCCAACTTTGGATTTTGATAGCGCGACGGTGAGCGCATTCTTAGATACTTCGCCCGCTATCTTCCCAATTTTGAGAGACTCCAATAAGTTGAAAACATCAATAATGGCTTCGCCCGAAGCCTCATAAACAAAATCGGCATACTGGTAGCCAACATCGATAATTTCGTTGCGCGTGGGCGGACGGCCTAGTTGGATCTCAGCTTCGGCCAACCGCTGCTTGAACTCCTTGTACTTCTCTGGATAGGCATCCCAAGAATACATGGCGAACGGATCCAATCCACCAGCTTTGCGATCCAATTCATAAGCTGCATCCAGCAAGTTCTTGGCTTCGTTCATAAATTTGCGTGCCAATCCAAGTAACCGTTCCTTCTCAGCTACATTTTCATCACCCCAGGCATTGGCCTGCTTTTCATAGGCAGTCGAGATGAGTGCCAATTCTCGAGCACGATCATGAAAAGCAATCGAGTCCTTCTGAATGAACTCGCGGATCTGCTTGGTGCTCATTGGATTGGCTGCATAGCCCTTCAACCAAGGAAAGGCCTCATTGTAAATCTCATGAATGGTAGGCATTCGGCCAGACTCAAGCGCATTCATGGCTAGCTGGCGAATGAACAAATAGTTCGTGCCTGACCCCAAATTCTTGGCTAGGGTGAGTTGCTCTTCAGGCGTTCCCCATTTAGCAAACAAGCTCATGAATTTCTCGGCATTGTTCAGTGCCACCAATTTGTAAACCCAGTCCAATTCTTCGGATGAAACAGGGATGGTCTTATCTAAGAAGGCGTCAGCGCCCACTTGGTTGGGCTTCCATTTGGGATCAAACTCGTGCCGTGCATAGTTTCCAAAAGCTGCATAGTCCAGACCGTACACCAGAATGTCAGACAGACCTTCGGTCATGAGCGTGACAGCTTCCTCTTGGCGGCCTTCATTCCAGGCTAGCTGCGCCCGCTGGACATAATCCCAACCGATGGTCATCTTGCCATTCATTCGATCGGCGTGCTGTCTGATCTTTACAGCCGTGACACCACTTTCCCCAAGATAGTCGCCCCAAGTTTGATTCGCTCCTGTCTCAATTCCAGTCCAATAATTTTCCATGAGGAGATCATATTGAGTAGGAGACAAGGATAGACCAGAGGAAGGCGAACCCTGATAGAACAGAGTGGTTTCCAAGAATTGATCGGTCATGACTGACATCTTGTTCTGCCACTCTCGCTTGACCTTCTCTCCGAAAGTCCGCCACTCTGCACCCTTTTCTTTGTCCCAAATGGAAACAAAGGGGGCGCCGAGGAGGTGAACGGCCGCCCAAGGCAGTCCGACTGCCACGGTCAGAGTAGTGGCAGCCGCAGATGGCAACCAATCCCCAAAGCCAGATTGACGCTTCATATCACGAGCGTTAGAAAAGAACTTCTGCTTGAGCCACCAGTTGGACTCCGAAAACAAATAGATCAAGCCACCAGCCACCCGATCCAAAACTTTGCGGTAAGCTTCTTGTGCAATCGCTTTGGTCTTGGGGTTCCAAGATAGTGGGTTCCAAGGTGGGACATACATGACCAGCCTTCCAAAAGGTGTAGTTTCCAACATATTGGAAAGGCCTGCAGGTAATTGCAACCCAGGTGTAGCAGGTGTGGTGAAGATGACTGTGCCTTCCTTCAGCAATTCACCCGTCTCACTATATTGCTCGCCCACCCGCAGAACCTCAGCCTCTTGAGTGGCTTTCACCCAGGGCTTGAACATATTCTGATAATCTGTCTGGCTGATTTGATTGCTGCCTTGAATTACCTGACCTGGAGAAACAGGCGATCCTCTTTCCACCAAGAGCGCCGTGGCATCAGCTTGGCTTTTTTGCGTTGTCAGGATCGCATCGATGAGTGCTCGGGTATTTGCATCCAGCTTGACTTCTTGATTGGGAATAAGGCGGCCATGCTCCACCGCAAAGCGCTGCTGAGTAATCTCATTACCATCGGGCGTCCAGAAATATTGGACTTGGGTCGGCGTGGTCGTGATGCGATGGGTGAGCGGATCATAATATAAATTCTCACCCTCTATGGAAGCAACATCGAAACCCAGGGGTGGAATGATTTCATCCGCACTGGGCACATAGTTGAATTGTTCCAACATATCGGGCGTGTAAATCGCCTCGGTCATTTGGTTTAGCGTGACGCCTAATCTCTGCATTTCATCAGGCACCAGCCAGGAACCATCATCTGCTTGATTGGTCGGGATCACCTCACCATTCAAATTGAATAGTTTGGTATTGGTTAGTTTGTTAGTAATTTGATTGGTTTGTGGATCATAGTAAGCGGGTGCGCCTTGAATAATGCTCGGATCCACGCTGACGGGCGGTGCTCCCTGGGGCGTCTTGGTAGTAGGCTGCGTGACTGTCTGCTGGATAGTAGGGATGCGCTGGATGATTTCCATCTCCCGATCGGGCATACCCATGATGGGTTTGCGCTGAGCTTGTACCTGCGACTGGGCAGATGAGACCACATTAGGAATTCGATTGGCCGCAGCATAGTTGCTCGAGCGCTGCCACAACTTGCGAGCCGCTTGTCTAGCTGCCAGACGCGCTGAATATAGCGCCTGGAGTTGTTTGACCGTCCGTTTGAATTTGGGGTCTTTCCAGAAAGGTGCCTTATCGGTTTCCATCAATTACCTCTCAGAACCAGCCAGTGTTTGGCTTTCCAAAGATCCAATTCCCTGATTGATCCTTATAGACGTTGATCAGCTTGCCCGCCCCCATGAAGGGTTGAGTCAGCGCACGGGCGATCTCGCCATACGCGGACAGTGCTTCACCTTTGGTCTCAGCTAACAATGGATCCAAAGCAGAGTACATATTGATATATTGTCTGCGGGACATCTGGCTTTGGCCAACCTTAGCGCCAAATTCTTTGACAGTTGTAGCCAACTGGCGCAAATACTGATAACCAGGGCCAAACTTCTTTTCATCTTGACCCGAAGCCGCCTTCATTTTGTCTAGAGCACCCAATAGATCTGTAGCACGCTGTTGGGATTGGAAATAATACTCGCGTTCCGCCTTGATGCTGGAAGGTGGTGTTGGATAAGCAGTTTTCTCAGGCGAATAGCTGCCGAACGCATCTGGGAAGAGGCGTGACAAACTGGATCCCATCGCACGCTGATCCTCAATAGTCAAATAAGGCATCAGCGCATTCACCATAGCAGCGAACTCGGTCTCAGGTGTCCATTGACTGGGCAGCATACCTTTCCACCAAGAAGGTGCACCTTCCAAGTTATAAGCCTGCGACCAAGTGACAGGGCCTCCGCCTGCAGCACCTCCACCTCCACCGCCACCGTAGACTGCAGTCAAGTAGGGATTGGCGTAAGGGCTACCTCCCATCTCGACCCTGGGCATGTAAGGGCCTTGGTTGTAAGTCGGATAGGGATTATAAGGCACTGTCTCCACCCTGGGCATATAAGGGCCTTGCCCATGAATGGGATAAGGTTTGACAGTGTAAACTGGCGTCTTAGGTTTGGGTTTCTTCAACCCAGATCCAACAGGTTGAGCCATGACATCCTCCTATTTTCCAAGCAAACGTTGCTTCTCCATGGTCTTGATGTAATTCAGCACTTCATTCTCACCGTACAATTTGGTAAGCTCCGCAAAATCGTTAGGCTGCAAAGTGGCATATAAATTCAAATCTTCATCTTGCTCCAAACCCATACGCTTGGCAGAAATCTTGAAAGCCAAATCGATAGATTTATAGGAACGTTTGAAAGTATCATCCATGCTAAACTTCTGTGCCATATACGCCTCCCTCCATGGTGGGAGCAGCGCTGGCTAATGCCTCTTCAGTTCCGCCAATAGTGCCACCCATTGGGCGACCTGCTTGAGGAACTCCCTGGGGTTGCTGCGGATTGGGCGGCTCACTGGGGCGGCCTGGCATCCCTGGCATACCACTCTGCTGCAAAGCCACAAGGGTCATAGCCGCTACTTTATCACCAGCTTCTGCCATCTCGCTCAATTTGCGCATCAAGTTATAGCCAGTGACTATAGGATGTTTCTGAGCATCCTCAGTCATGCGCACATCGAACTCATCATCAGGCTGTTGCACACCCAAATAATCTTCCATGATGCGATGATCTGACAGAATGCCACGCACCTGGGTAGCCATAGCATGGTTGCGCACGCGCTCATTCGGGAACTCAGGCACGATCTTGCAACTAATCTGCAACCCTTTTAGAGCGTCGATCTCGACTGCACCAGCAAAAGGTGCCCCACGCACGCGCCCATACACACGTATGAAAGCGTTCTGACCTGCATTGGCCTCGGTGATGTCAATGATCTTCTTGCCCAACCATGAGTAAAAACGTTCAAGATGGGTGACGGGCTGCTCGAGACGAATGCGGTTCTGATCGCCCAGTTGAGATAAAGCGTAACCAGATACCTGACTGGCGCCCGCACCATAGAACACATCTGAAAAACCTGACTGTTGCACGCGGGAGCGCAAGAAATCAATCTGGCGCTCCACATCGGGTGGATTGCCCTGCCAGACAGGGAAGCCAAAATCTTCCTCAGTCGAAAGCGCCACAACCTTGCCCAGACCAGGATCCACATTGACTGCCCGACCTGTGGCCGTCTTGGAGACAAAAGGCATGGATGAGAAAATATCGATTTGACGCTGGCGGCGATTGATGCTGACTTCCAGTTGCCTCACCGAACCGACCAGCGGTGTGATAATCCCATCCCATTTCTTGGAGTTCAGGCGATCGGTCGGCTTATAAAATCCAACCGTATAGGGCAGGGAATTGTATTTGGGCATCTCTTTCAATTCCCACCCAGGGATGAATTCAGTGGCAGTAGTAGTTCCAAACAAAACTGCATTACGCACAACAGGAATTTTCCTGTCACTATTGGCCTCTGGTTTGAGAATAATATCCCAGTAATCGTATAGCGTGCCCTTGTTAGCCAACATTGTTTGGTAATCGGACAGATGGGCGACTGAAGCGGGCAGCGAGCCAAAGCGTCTTTGAATATCATAAAGGGTCTGCTCTTCAGTGCGCACGATAGCCATCCAACGTCCGCGCCCACCAGGAAGCAGCATAATGGAAAGCGGATCAATGACTTGCATACGCAGCGGACACTCTTCGTAGGTGATACCACTCACGACTTCACCGTTGAGGTTCAACACTTCCTCAGTGCCACGGGAATAAGCTGCGATGTCCTCATCCCACCACGTATAGACCACCGCACCTCCATCTCGGACGAAGTGCATCAGGATCTCGTAGGCGAGATCGTATTCGTTGCGGTCAGTGTTAGTCTGTTCAGTGCCAATCAAGAATTTCTCAGCCGCATCTGACATCTTGCCTGCCAGTGACGTAGGTTTCCAAGGTGTAGCCTTCCAAGTGAGCGGATTGGCCAAGACGATAGCCACCGCCAGATCCACAGTGTTGGTAAAAGTAGGATCATTGAACTGGGTCTCACCAGCTAGAGGCGCGATGTCATAGTGATTGAAATCATACAGCCTGCGCCATAAATTGATGTTCTTGTGCCAGCCTTCCGAGAATGTCATGGCCTGGCCAATATTGAATTGGACATCCATAAGGGTAGTATTTTCTTGAGCCATGTCTCACTCCTAAGTCCTGAATTGCCAGGGTACAATAATTCGATCGCTTGGATTTTTCCAGGCTGTCAAATCTGAGAAGGGCGCTTCCAACGTCAAGGGTTGGGAGACATCGATGCCGCCGCCCTGGACAGCCAAATATGCGGCGATGGCCAGGGCTATGGAATAATCCACTGGCTTTTTCCTGCCTGGGCTGCCTTGAATTTTGACAATGCGCATACCGCCGCTTTCAGCTTGAGCAACTGTGTTTTGAATATGTGTTCTAGCCTCATCATCTTTATACGTGTAAAAGCGCCTAAATTTCAAGAGGTCATACAAGTTTTGTGACGCTCTAGTCATATTGCTCACTGTCTGGGTGAACTCAGAAACAGGAAAACCATCCTTGTACAAGTTCAGCATAAGCTGATATAAGTGCGAGGGATCATAGCCAATCTTGATTACCAAGAAGCGTTTGGTCATGTCGATGATGAATTGTTTCATGGTCTCGTCCAGATCAAGCTGGACATTGATTGGCGTCCAGATCCGATGGAATAATTCAATGACTACACCTTTGCTCGGATCATAAGTAACGCCCACCACTGAAGTGGAGTCGCGCTTGGGTGCAGCATCTACGCCCATGTAGACTGGGAACTTGGCGTAGGGATGATCCTTCCACAGTTCAGCCGAGTCAGGGAAGTGCACTTCGGCAGCACTCCACCATTCGATGGGTATAAATTCTTCATGGGTGGTTACCCAACGATTTTCATGCAAGCGCAAATAAGCTGCAGGGCGCAGCGAGTCGCGCTGCTCTTCATAATAGTCAGGTGATTGCCAAGGCATGTTCGGTTCGTGGTTCCAATAGGTGAATTGGCGGCCGTTTTCCCAAATGGGTTTGTCGATCTGGTCGAAGAAGAGCTTACCATGCCCATCCTCATGTTCATCTCGACCGACTCCATTGATATACAATTCCCATAGCAGATCCGACTCATTGATGAAGCCAGCGTAAGTAGCGATGAAGCGCAACGACCAAGGAATGGTTGGGATGGGTGTCATCTCTTCATAGGTGCGGCGAGTCAATTCAGAAGTGATACCCCACAACTCGTCCCAAATAGTCAAAGCATGACGGGTGCCAGCGACGGAGCGGTAGTTTTGCGCCAGAGCTTTGATGGATGTACCGTTCGGCAAGGTGACTTCATATTTTGTGTAAGCGTAACCGCGATGAGCAGCATGGTATTTGATGTCTCGCATCACACGCCCTTCGGCTGACTCCAGGTCATTGGCGATAACATAGATCTCCGTTCCTGGCGGCGCCACCTCTGCATACCAGCTACCTACTGCAGCACCCAACATTGTCTTGCCAGATTTTTTGATGGTTGAAAACAGCACAGTACTGTATTTGAAAACACCGTCCTGCATTTGTAACGCAAGATCTAGGATTTCTCGCTGATGTGGAAGAAGCTGCAACCAACCCGCACCCGCCCACTTGTATGTATCCGCATCCCAAGTCTCGCGCACTAAGAAACCATGCTTCTCCACCCACTTTGTAAAGCCAATGGAAAAGGGTTTCACATCGTTGTCCACATCGGGCAACTTGATCTTATCCCTAGGGAAAATCCTGGGAAACATCAATCTTCGCCTTTGTCGAGCGTGTTCTTGATGAAATTGGCGATGGCTCGAGCTTTGGCTTTGGTAGCATCGTCCTTACTGGCATTCGCTAAGAAATTCAACTTGCGCATGACGCCTGCTCGATCGCGGCGGGCAGCCGCCAGCAGCTTGTTGCGATCTGGCCAACCCATCTTGGTGAGCGAACCTTCCTTGACCTTCTCCCAGGCCTTCGATGCCCATTTTTTCTTTGCCATTATTTTCTCCTCTTTCTTTTCTTCCAAGACAGACCCGCCTTGGACATGGCGATCGCAATCGCCTGCTTTTGAGGATAACCTTCCCTCATCAACTGCGCTATGTTAGCCGAAACGGACTTCCTGCTTTTACCTTTTCTCAGTGGCATGTGCACCTCCTACATTTCTCCAACGATATAAAAATAGGGTTCATATACTTGACCGCCTGTGGTGAATTTGACCTCCACCCGATAATTGTGGTTCTCGACCAAATCCAGAATAACAGGTAAAGTGATCACATCTCCATTCACAGACGGGGATCCGCTGGTCACTGTACTGGTCACATTTTCGCGCACAGACTCAAGAGTAATATCGTAAACTGTAACGACCACGTTGCTTGGGCTGGATCCCCAAGGCGTAGTGGTCAATGTATATGTGACCTCTTCATCCGCACCCTGCGGCTGTTGACCTTCTACTACTTCTCGGCTCGTCATGTTACCTCCTACGTGAGTACCACTTCATCTGCGACTTGGACATGATAGCAATTTTCGATCGTCAAATTGAAGCCTGCGCTCATTGTAACCAATAAACCATCCGCTTCGTGGGAATGCTGGCCGCTCCAAATGTATAATTGATTGGATGGCCACGCATCACAACCGTCTGCAATATGAAGGTGCCGACTGTCTGCTATGGTCAGGGCCTCTCCACCAATAGAGCGTTTGGCGAGCTTCTTTATGTGTGGCAAAGTCAGTGACTGAGATCGATTTTCCAGTGTGAGTTCTGGGCTTCTGCGATGCAAAGAGAGCGAAGCATATCGGTCGAAAAGTGTGAAAGTCGTCTCTCTCAGACCCAAACTCAGAGCGGAGGATCTCGACTCTAAGGTCAGCTTTATGATAATTGTAACAAAATAGAGCTTTTCACTTCTATGTGTGTGGTAGCTATCTTCAATGACCAGTTCATGGGCCTTGATCGCACCCAGTCCATCCGAAATATGAATGTGTCGGCTGTCCCCAATGTTCAGCGTTGCAGGTGTGGTGAGGACTACTTCGTCCGATGTGAGTGAATGGTAGCTGTGTTCAACTATCGGGGCGTAGATCCTGTCCAGATACAATCCAGTGTCACTGAGTTTGATCTCATCAATGTAGTAGGTACCACTGAATGTCAAACCACCGCCACCTGTCTCCAGCACACCAATGCGCACGTAGCTGAGATCGGAGAAATAAATTTCATTAGGATGGTTGGTACTGCTACCTTCAGCCGAACCCAAGGCTGTGCCATCTACATAAATCCTAGCTATGTAGCCAACTGTTTGCTGATAAAGGCGGGCCTGGATGAAGAAGGGCGGGCCTGCATTACCCGTCGCGGATGTGGACTGGTACACCCCACCGTTGCTCCAATAGACAAACTGGAAATACCAATAAGGCGAAGTGGTATGTTGGGTAACGCGGATCTCACCAACCTTGACGCCTGCATCTGTGTAGAACCGAGCGATGACTAAATAGCCAGCCCAGTTCAGCGGGATTGACAGCGTGTTGGGATCGAAATAAAACCGCAGTGTGTAAGCTCCGCTGTAATTTGTGAGGAAATCAATCTCAGCGTAGGCTTGTTCTGGATCTTCACCATACACACCATCCAGATTGACTGCCAATCCATATTCGGTGTTGACGAGACCAGCATCTGTGGACACGCTAACACTTGGATGCCCACCAGGATCGTTCCAAACCAAACTGTACTCTGATGGTGTTCCATCTTCATGATCAATGTCAGCCAAAATCCCCATGGGCATGACACAGGGATAGCCCGTATCAGTGAGGATGTGTTTACTGTCCTCAATGACAAGTGTGGGAGACTCGCCCAGGACTATGGTGCTGGAAGTAAGAGTGTGATGGCTATTCTCAATGCTGATCCAACCCATACCTGTCAGGCTGATCTCATCGGATGTAAGGCTGTGTTGACTGTTCTCGATCTGCAGGATATGCAGTTGCGTTAGCTGGAGATCACCAGAAGTATGGACATGCTGGCTGTTTTCAATCTGCAAATTCGGTTGCAGATTAGGCTCAGTGGAGATCAGTATGTGGAAACTGTTCTCAATCGTCAGGTTGAAATTGATTGTCAGACTGGCATCCTGCGCTGTGTGCGCATGGAAGCTGTCCTGGATCAGTAAATTCGGTTGCAGATTAGCATCACTGCTGAGCAGAATGTGCTTGCTATCCTCAATGGTCAGCATTGAAGTCTGCGTCAGATTGGCATCATCAGCGGTATGCGTATGTTGACTATCTTCGATGACAAGAGCTATACCATGTTTGGGCAGCAACAATGCCACCCAAGAGACCTGCACACGTTCTCCGCCTGAGACAGTGAGAGTGAGATCGGCCACCGTATGAGCGTGGCTGGAATTCTCAATAATCAGGTTGGGTTGCAAGATGAGATCGCCAGCCGCATGAGTGTGGAAACTGTCCCCGATTGTTAGACTGGAAGTAACCATTACATTGTCATTTTCGGCCACATGGCTATGCCGACTATCTCCAATTACCAAATTATGCAGTTGAGTGAGATTGACATCCCCTGACTTGTGAATGTGAAGGCTGCTCTCAACCGCCAAGCTCTGCGCCTGAGATAAAACAGCATCTCCAGCTTGGTGGGCATGAGCAGAACTCCCAATCACCAACGTATCAGATTTTGTGATGTTTGCATCGTCTGATTTGTGGATGTGATAACTGTTCTCAATAACCAGCGGGATCTGAGTGGTTACAACTGCATCTGTGGATTTATGAATGTGAGTGCTGTTTTCAATCGTCAGATTGGTAGGAGTTGAAGCAGCAGGAACTTCAAATTCAAACCAAGACACATAGCAACGCCCTTGTGCACCTGTTATGTAATCCTGATTGAATTTCACTCTCAAATCGGTGTAGTCAGTGATTGCATCTGCCTCGCCAGAGGTCAATGTATAGGAGTATTGAGCAAAGGCAGTAGTTAGAGTTGGGTTCCAGCTTTTGATCAGAGTAGCGCCACAGTACAACTCCACATACAAATTGATGCCTGATCCATACGTTCCGATCGCATAGGCGCCCACACGCATGACGTGTGTGCTGCTGCTAGATGGATCGGTAATGCTGCTCAGTCCAATCTCACAAGTCCCATCAGCTTTGTTTGGGCCATTGATGAACGTCGAGGTCTCGTAAGAAGTCTCATTGATCTTGCTATATAACGGGGCAGTGGCCCAGCTATCAGTTACAACATCGGAACTGGGACGAGCAAATTGAGCCATCAGGACGCCTCCAGTTCCAGAAACAGATTGGAGTAATCCGTGATGCTGGCAGCTTCAGCCTGGGTTATTTCTTTGACGACATCCATCCAATCGGGGGTAGGATCGACAGACCAAGATGCTCGAGTTGTGATGCCTTCTTTCAAACGAATGGCCAGGGAGCGTGTGCCTGCGGTCACCTTGACTCGCAGGGCGATGTAATGATGTGTATGATCGGATGGGTCACTCGCAGATTGGAATTTGAACTTATATGTGTTGGCAGCGGGCAGCGTAGGAGATTGAACATAATTGTCATTGTCAGGGATGATTTCATTGATCGCCAAGTAGATGTCGGTCGCACCACCATCTTGATCTGTCCAGGATCCCAGGGAAGTATCGCTGGCGGGCAGGTAGACATCCAAAGCGATGACTTCTTCAGCGGTGTGGCTGTGGCGGCTGTCCTCGATCGCTAGCAATAACAATGCAGAAACTTCGCAATTTGTAGCCACATGGCTGTGGCTGGAATTCTCGATGACTAGAACGTGGATCTGCCCCAAGACCAAATCACTGGCCTGGTGCGCATGTAATCCGTTACCAATTTGGAGAACATGAGTTTGTTCGAGTGTGAGATCATTGGCTTTATGAACGTGTAATCCGTTACCAATTTGCAGGTTGTGAGTTTGTCCAAGCGTGAGATCCGCGCAGGTGTGCGCGTGTTGGCTGCTGCCTATCTGCAGATTATGTATTTGCCCAAGAACCAGATCGCCAACCGCGTGGCTGTGTTTAGAACTTTCAATCGCCAGTGTGTCTGACTTGGTGATGAGGAGATCATCTGCTCGATGAGCATGGTGGCTCTCTTCGACCACCAAATTATGTACCAGAGTGAGATTTGCGTCCGAAGCTGTGTGGCCATGTTTGCTTGCCTCAATAACCAGCGTGTCAGATTTGGTCAGAAGCACATCACCAGATTGAAGCACATGCTGGCTGCTCTCAACAATGAGATTGTGCAGTTGAGTGAGATTAGTCTCGTCTGCCACATGAGCATGGAAGCTGCTTTCAATCGCCAGGGCACCTGCTGTGGTCAGATTGCAATCATCTGCAGTATGCGCATGGAAACTGTTCTCTATTTGCAGATTGTGGATCTGACTCAGGTGCACGTCCTCTGCGGAATGACTATGCAGGCTACCCTGTATATCCAAGACGTGCACCTGAGTCAAACCTACAGCGTCGGCAGGATGAACGTGGTATCCATTTTCGATTGTGAGTTGAAAAGCAATAGTGAGCGTCAGATCGTCAGCTTTGTGAGCATGAGAACTATTCTCGATGACCAGGGACTGCTGAGTGGTGACATTACAACCATCAGCTTTATGGACATGGAAACTATCACTGGTCTGGATGTGGATCGGGCCGATGTATGCACCCGTGTCATTGGCCCTGATCTCATCAATATAAATTGTCCCAGAAGTTCCACCTGGAATATCTAAAGCACCAACCCAAAGGCTTTCAAAATTAGCGAAGCGGGTATTATTGGGATATTCCTCGGCTGATGAAATTTCAACATCATCAATCCAAAGCGTAATAGTTCCAGCGAGAGTATCACGAATAAGCCAGAATTCAATCCAATGTGGAGCATCTGTAATACTGCCATACGATGTCACATGGGAAGCTGCATAATTATCCCAATATTTCATCCTGACTTGATACCCAGTTGCTACACTGTAAAAGGCGTCAACCTGTGCGATAGGTTGGCCGCCCGTGTTGGTCGCCTGCAATATCTGTAGGATAGTGCCATCTGCTAAGGTTATCGAATTCGGATCAAAGTATAAGCGTAGCCTGAGATTTCCCATCGCGTTCGGCGGGGAAATATCCTTCCTGGCCCAGAGAATGCCATAGTCATTTATCAGAACACGCATACCAAAATTGGAAGCACCCAAAGCGGCACCAGCTTCAACTGCCAAGTCGCCGCCTCCCGTTTGGCTGGCGTTGTACTCGGACAAATCACCCTCTTCATGGTCAAGGTTGAAGAGTGTTCCTACATTGGTCTGCAATACCACATTCTCAGATAGATTACTGTGAGAACTATTTTCAATATTGAGAGCTATCGGCGTAGAGAGTACCAGTTCCCCAGATGTGTGCCCGTGGAAACCATTTTCAATTTGCAAATTATGGATCAAGCCCAAAACACAATCTTCAGATCGGTGTGCGTGATACGCAAACTCGACCTGAAGATTGTGGAGTTGGCCAAGAGTAAGCTCTCCAGCTTTGTGGACATGAATGCCATGCTCGATCGCCAGCACCTGCGCCTGGGTGAGCGCGAGTTCCTCCGCAGTATGAATGTGGATGGCTTGCTCGATTGCCAGCACCTGCACTTGGGTCAGCACCATGTCCGCTACCACATGAGCATGGAAACTGTCGCCGATCACCAGCGTGTCCGACTTGGTGAGCACCAAATCCACCGACTTGTGGATGTGGAAACTACCCTCGACCACTAATGGAATTTGGGTGGTGACAACCGCATCTCCAGATTTATGAACATGGGAACTATTCTCAATGGTGAGATTAGTGCCTGTAATAACTTCCTCTCGAAAGGTAACAATAACACCCGCCCAATCCGCAGAATTGGGCATAGTTATCGCTGCATACTGGGCAGTCGTAGCAGACAAAACTTCAGCAGCAGAACGAGCTACAATGTTGGAAGCATCTCCTGAGCCAGTCGTACCATTAGTTTGTTCATTCCCAGATATATAAGTTGATCCAGTGGTATAAGTTCCAGTTTGGTCACTGGGCTTATCTTCAAATCCAGCTATTGCAACACCAAGTTCGGCAGATTGTGCTAATGTGCCAGTCGGCCCGACACTGAAAGCTGAACTCGAGCCAGTGGCCGAAGCAATTTGATCTATTGGACTAACAATCTTTGCTCCATCATTTGTTTGTAAAAGCAGAGTAGAAGATGTTGTCCATGCTGTATCTGACCATGTGCCTGATACGTAAGAGCCTCGTGCCAAAAAATAAATGCTACTTACGGCATAGCCAATGTTGAAATCTCCTGTGCCAGCGAGGTCATCAAATTCAACTGTCACTAATGCGGGCGTGTCACTCGTGAAAGTATATCCACTTGAACTAAAAGTGTAATCAGTTGGAGTTGTAGTTAGTTCTGTAACTATATCTTTTGAACCGAAGGTGTGAAGAAGTGTGTAATCGGGATAGCTACGAAGTCTTATGTACGCAGTTCCCCCTGTGATAGTTGCGTCTCTGGAGAGTCGAAATTTTACTGAATTGAGTGTGCAAGGTGCAAAGATACATAGTTGCCCATATTTTTTAGTGGTTGAAGCAGGCGTGGTGCTAATGGCCGATATTGGAGTAACTGTTGGATAAGGCAATTCATAATCTATGCCAGTAACTTTGTAAACTGTTCCTACCTTAGCATAATCGGCTGACCCAATCAAATAAATTGAACCCGAAGTTGTATCTACATAACAATATGCCAGTCGTATAAGAGAAAGAACGTTTCCAACATTGGTAACATAAGTACGCCACTGTATAGGTAAAAAGTTGGAAAAATCGGGATCTACAGTGTTGTTCTCAGATACATCGAGCGTGTTGTAGGCGTCAGCCGCACCACAAATAATGAGCCATTCCCCTGCAGAAACAGATGCGGATATGACAGATAAGTATTTCGATGTCGCCTTATCTTTTGCTGTTCCCAAAGATGTGACAGAAATGGCCATAATTTATGCTGGAAATCTTACGTGCATGGTGTAATTACCCATCATCAAACCCCCATCCACTGGATCCCAACCTAACTGAACTCCAGTCGTATTCCAACTGGTTGTCTGAAATCCAGGTGCTGTAGCCTCAAAGCGCAATACGCCTCCTTCATAGATAGCAGCATGGACTGACCAAGCGGATTGATTGATACACCGCACCTGAGACATGCGCCAGTTGGCGGTGTTGACATCAAACTCAACCACTACTCCATCCCCAATGGATGTGTGGATGTACGTCTGGGTGGCCATTACAAGGTGTCCTCCCAATCCAACTCAAGCAGCGGATTTTGGATCTCGAGGGTCAGATGTTCTTCCAAATCAAGCTCTTTGATTAGATATTCCAGCACCTGCTCGAAAGCCGACACCAACAGCACATCCTCCCTGGCTTTGGTATATTCCATCACCAGCACCTTTTTAGCCTTGCTGTGTTCTCGCTGCAACTTGCGGGTATCTGGCTTGACCTTATTGGCCTCTGTGATCTGTCCCTGCACGAACTGCATCCTGGCCACCACTTTGTCCCTGCGCATTTGCACCTGTTCCTTCAGGCGCTCCAAATCTTGGCGGAAGATCATTTGGCCTCCTTCATAGCCATACTTTTTGCCCGAGAACAGAGTGGCATTCTCGGGCGCATAAACTTCAATGCCACGGGCGACGGCATTTCCAACGAAAAATTTTATGCCCTCCCGCTGGTAGCGATATTCTGTATCCGACCCCATTTCAACGCCATACAGTTCGATGCGCTCGAACCCTTCGTAAATTGCCAATCCCATCATGTAATCCACAGAGGACAGGAATGGAGAGCGCGGATCACCTCCTTTCAGAAGTCTTTTGCCAAAGATAAATCTGGAAACTTCTTTCAGGGGGTAGGAGATACAGCGGGGTATATCTGGAAAATCAGCCAGCATGTACACTGGATAGTCGCGCGGCTGATGCAGCCACTCCCAGTGTTCCTTCATCTTGACATACTCGGGTTTGGTAGTGGATTGATAAACCCAGACGGGGTGCATCTCGAATAGACGGTCAATCCTGGGGATGAAAGGATAGTGGTACGCCCAGTTGACCGTCCATATCTCATCAGCTTTCGACTGATTTACAGCGTCCCGTGTGGTTTCAGCGAAACCAACCAGGGCGACTGTTTTCATTAGGATGAGGCGTCGTTGAGTATGATGTTCCAGGCAGGGAAGTTGACGGTGTTGCCCGTGGTCAACTGTTGGGTGGTGCACTCCGTAATGTACATGAGCACCGACCCCGTTGATCCAGCCAGGTTCACGTATTTGGCCACGCCACTGGTATCAATGGTGATGCCTGAGCGGGCTGCGATCGTCACCTTGCGCCCCAAACCCGAACCTGTGTAGTCCGAGAGGGTCATCTGCGTGGAAGTCAGGGAGGCCTTGGCCAGACGGTAGGTGCCGATGGTAGTTGCCTGGGAATAGGTGGTCGGCATGGCCGTATTGTCAGAAGCCGTCTCCATCGTAATACGGGCACGGAGCCAATCGAACGCCGCATCCAACATCAAATCATTTTGGTATCGAGCCATCTTTATCTCCTTAGTGTAATTTTGTAAAGATGCTTACTGTCCTTGATGTCCAGCGACACAGACGGCTTGTTCCGATTTTTCCACATGCGGATCCTATCGGCGATAATGACGCGCCATCTCCATAATCTCCTTCGCATCTCAAGCTCCTTATGCTTTGATATAGCAGAGTTTCTCGCCGTTCACATCGGCATCGAAGTCGAGCGAATACAGGCAAGCAACCCGCACCAGGATGGATTGCATGGCATCCAGGCAATAACCCGAAGTCTTAGCCTCTCCATGAGGCATAATCCAGACGTTTTGGGTGTTGCTCGGATGGCCACAGATATAGAAACCGTTCGGGGCGGAAATATCTGGCCCCTGGACTTCCGTTCCTGCCGTGGCAACGGTGATTATGCCAGTGAAGTCCGAACTGGGCACAACCAATTCATCAGATGGGCGCTGATACAATCTCATCATGAGCACCTCCTAATTGGATACAAAATAATTATACAGAACAGAGGTTCAGAAATACAAGCAGGTCGATAGGGTGCTCTATCGACCCGCTTGAGAAGGAGACTGGCACCGCTTTAGCGGTGTGTCAGCTTCATTATGGCATTATAGCACAAGAAAATCAAGAATGTAAGCGAAGTAACGGTTACTTTCGACCTGAACGACGAATTTTGCGCATCAAAACATGGCGAATAAGCCAATAAAAAGGCTTGGGAGGGCGTGGGAACCCTCCCTGAGCATAAATATACGGCTGCCGAACCATTTTCAGCGGCATTTTCATTCTATAACGATTGTAGCACGAAGATCAAGCAATTATTTCGCCGAAATTATGAAGGCGGGGATGGCTTCGTCCTCTGGAAAGACCTTCAAACCCTGTTTATCTAGCTCCAACCTGCGTGCACGCAGGTGAGTTGGCTTCCTACCCGCCAAATTCCACTGTATCAGCCCGCGTGCGAATGAAAATTCCTTCAGAGATTTCTCAGTAATCGCCAAAAGTTGAGCGGGAGACATAACGACCACCACTTCAAGGGTAGGATTACGAAATTTGTGTGGCATAAAGCTGCTCCATACAGAATTCACAGGTACAAAGCGGATGTGTCAACCAATAATTCCGCCCCTTTTGGCTCTCAAAGAGTGAATAACCAAGATCTTCCAGCATTTTTAGAGTGATTACGGTGTTATCAAGTGCCCGAAAGCGCAGTGCGATAGCCTCAGTGAAGCCCCGCGCACGCTTCAGGCGCTTGACTACAAGCCATTTTGCCCGACTGTCATCGAAAGCATGGACAAAATAGTGAATACCCAGGCTTGGATAGCTGACAATGTAGCCTTTAGCGCGGGGTTGGTACTTGCCCTTGGCGCCTTTTGTGCGAGCCATGGCGATTAGACCGTCCCAATATTGTCATATTCTTCAACAATAGGGTTGAGAATTTCATGAAGCTCTTCCATCACCTCCGTAATTTCCACCTCAATCTCTTCCTGGCTGTCAGGAAAGGGCGCATACAAGTAATCGTCCACAATGGCGTTGGCCTTGCGCATAGCTTCCAGCAATTTAGTGGCATCCTCATTTATCAAGCTATCCTCCTATAGATATATTCAATCGTTCCGTTCTTATAAAAGACCATCTCACAGTCATAGACAGGCAGATCCATCTGTGGAAGATCCTCTACAGGTGGAAGAACTGGATGGTGGATCAAAATTGCAGTCGCGCCGAGGGCAGAATAATAGCGGTGCCAGAGTATATCGGCCTGCGCATCTTTACTCCAGAACTGTTCAATGTTCTTGCCAACCGAAATGGGAACGAAAAGGAGTCCCATCCTTCGATCGGTGGGCAGTTCATCAAAATTGATTACGTCCTCCAGTTTCAGTCTACTCATAAGGGGGCACCGCAGCTTTCACAGATCTCGTCATCCGCATGATTTTTTCGTCCACAATAGTCACAGCGCAGCTTACCAGAATGGGCTGGCTCCCAGTTCGGATACATGACATTGGGTGGCATGAAACGACTATCCACCCCAGTGGAAGTACACACCGTGGGGTCAAAATAGTCTGAACTGCAAATATTATAGACTGGGCGGCCTTTCCAAAAGCCTAGCATGGTTTATCCTGTCTGGGTTACGTTACCAGAAGGTGCACTGGTAATCGTCCAAGATCCTGAAAACGCTTTTCCCAACAGATCGTCCAAGAGTGCGGCCAATTGCCTGACCTCATCCACTGTCAGACAAACAGTCGTATCCTTGATTGTGATCTCGATCCAATCTATTGAAATCGAAGGTGAACTTACAGGTTTACTCACTGATTTCTCCTAGCGGGGTTCTTGATGCGGTTGCCCCCATGGATGCGCAGAGCGAAGTGCTGATTGGACAGGCGGATGCGCCAGTTCTTTTTCTTTACCTTGTCAACTTCCAACTCTTCCATTTCTGGGAAGGGAGTCATAAGGCTGGCATAATGGTACTTGACATATTTACGCATAAATCCTCCTTCTAAGTAAGGATTACTTTGGCTTCCAGATTGCAGCCACCGTCCTGTGAGTGCTCCTGCTTGGTGGTGGAGCATTTGGCGCATTTCTGCGCCGAACCAGACCAATAGTGGTTTTTGAAAAACCGTTGCGCTTTACCCGTTGAACTGTGAGAAGAAAATCGTTGAGTCATAAGCGCTGAACGTTGAGGTGCGCCCACTGGGGGCGATCAGGTTTCAAGCCTGTGCTCATACCAGAGCGTGGTAAGGGAGTCGAACCCTTGAGTTCCAAGCACATTCTCACGATTTCGCAACCGAAAGCCAATTTCATTATAATACTTCGATCGGAGTAGTGGCGTTGGCCATGCTGAGCATAGCGTCCAGCCGCTCTTCGATGGTATCCAGCTTCTGGATAGCTGCCATCAAATCCTTTTCGGACAAGTTGACGATGATCTGCACCTTCTCAAACTGCACGCCTGCGGCAGCAGCCGTTCGCCGCGCAGCGATGGAAGGCTCGCCCAGGGCGGCAGTCATGCGCTGCACCAACGCCTGCAGGCGCTGTTTCTGTGGAGGCAGGATGTCGCGGCGCCAGATCAGCCACTCCGCGATGGTAGCACTCATGCTTTCCACAGTCAAACTGGTCTCCAAGTTGATCTTGTTGATAGCCAGCTTGAGGCTCACGATGCGTTTCTCATTATCCTGGATGGACTGCAGGGCTGACTTGACCATGGCTTCCTGGGTAGTGCCATCCTTGGCGAACGGATCGCGCCGATCTTCCTCGCGCAAGAGGTTGCGCAGAATGAATTCGAGCGAGGACTGAATTTTCTTCTCGGCCAGCTTGACCTCATTCATGGCCTGGGCAATCATCAATTTTTCTGTCATTAGATCTCCTTCTTTTTTATCAAAATAAGTTCATCCGTGGTGAAATCGTAGTTCATCTCGAACCCATCCAATTCTGGATAGAGGCGGCGGATCCTGTGCCAGAATTTAGTTCTGGCTGCGCCCAGACGATCGGCCAAATAGCGCAGGCCTTCGACGCGCCGCGACAACTTGATTGCCTTGCGATCGTGGACTTTGATGTGCTCCCCGATCTTGTAAATAGGTCGTTTGAATAACTTCATATCTTACCGCCTTTCAGGGCATCCTCAAATTCAAACGCATAGCGCATATCGGTGTTTATGACCTCAAACGGTATGTCTACCAACCGTCCAGTTTCACCAATAGAAAAACTTGGCGAGTTCATCGAAAATTCCATGTATATAATCGGCATATAGAACTGCTTGCCAATCCAGATTTTTTTGGGCATCATTCCCATCGATATTAGGCGCGACACATTCATCAAAAGCCCTGGCAAGTCCGACTTTAGAACAATATCCTCTACAGTCATTTCGCCCAGGGCTTCATCATTTGCCCCGCACCAATTTGCGTATAACGTAACCCAGATCGTTAGACAGAGTAGCCAGAACATAAAGGATCAAAACAGGCAGAGCCAGAGGCCATAAAATGGCGAAAAGATACCAGCCTGGATCATCCCCGAAATCCAGCAAACCAACCACCAGCGATCCGATCAGTAGACCTAATAGATAAATCCCAAGCAGTTGCCACCATTCCATATATTTACCTCCTTTCCTTCCAGTCTATGCTAACAGGATCCGCGCGGCTGTGCATGAGAATTAGATTAGAAAATAACCTTTATACTCTTGCAAAGCACTTGTGTGGTCATGTGCAAAGCATTTGTATAGTCGTGCGGATGAGCCAGGATACAAAACAAGGAACTGATAACCAAAACGAACCCTACCCAACCAAACGATACATAGCAAACCCCGCTGTTATAAGTTTACTTTGTGCACCAGAGCGCCTATGCTTTCGATAAGTGTAGTTATCGAAACCAAAAACCACTATATCTAGCGGTCGCTTGCTATCCATCCCCCACAAATAGGGCTGATTGAGCGCCTATAGTCCTTGATCGTTCTAATCGGTAACGATGTAAGCGAATTGTCACAAAAACACGCGCCGATTATAAATGCGTCTTTCCATATTTGAGGCTGTATTCGTACTATCCTGATCCTAAATATCAAACTCAAATTGCGCGTAGTCGTTCTCATCTTCACGCGCATTATATGTACGCGCGCGGGCTGCAGGTGCTGTTCGGCTACGCGAACCCGATCCGATTTGGCTATGCGACTTGACTTTTTTGGATAGTTTTTGTATGTTGGTCGTGCTGTTGCGATCACAACAGCCCAGACATGGATAGGTCAGTCCATGACTGGAAATAACTACTCATGAAAGGAGTTATCATGACCACAAATGGCAAGACAGTTGCTGTCAAGACAGTCGATCTGTCCAAATATGGTATTGGTAAAGATACCAAACCAGACGGCAGACTGATCCCCAAGACAAATCATACCTTTGCCTTGGTTGGAACTAGGCTGCATATCGAGGTCGAGCTTGACCCTGCTAAAGTCAAGCTGGAGCAAAGCAAAAAGGGCAAGATGATCAACATCACTGTCTTTCCCTGGGCTACTACTGGCATTGGCACGATTGAGGGTACTATGACCTTTGGTCTGCGCAACCCTGACTTCGTGCCTGAGGAGGAGGACGAGGAATAATTTCCCCTCGACACTGGGGGGTCTCTGACCCCCCAGTTTTATTTTTTTTCTCTCTCGATCCCTACGCGCATTGTGGGGGACTGTGTGGTAGATCGAGAGAGTGACAGACAGTAAAATCCTATCGACTGCGTATAGCAGTCAAGTGAGGACAACATGACTGGTCAACCAGTACAGACAATTCACATAGGCTATGAGGTATCTAAAGATACCCTGAGGGACAGTGACTTGCTCAGGGCATTCAGTGATTGTCTGGCACTTGTCAAGCCAGACCACTGGTCAGTAGCAGAGGCACGCAGAATATTGAGGAGATATGGTGACTTTGGATACTCATCCAGTCTGTATTCAAAGTCAATCCATCAGGGCAAGACGAGGAAAGTTGCACGGGACATGGCTGAGGAGATTGACATCCTGCTTTGGGAAACTCTCTGGGAACAACTCAACTTGATTGCTCCAGAGAAGTCAGTTTTCTCTGCCCACCCAGGTAACAATTCTCTGTTTGGCTTCTGGGATCAGGATATGTTTGGTTTCGAGAATTGAGGCGACACAATGATTGATCCAGCTAACATTGACAGTGACACAGTTGACTTTGTAACATGGATGAAGCTCGTTGATAAAGTTATGTCCGCTCGTGTTGGTCTATCCACCTCTGACCTGGGAGATAAGAATTACAGAGATTGGTATGATGATGGTACTACAGTCAAAGAAGCAGTCAATGATGCACTCGAAGATGAGGGCTACTTTGACGGGGACTTCAATTCATAATCAGACAGTTTGAAAGGAGATATACAATGCGTTGCTCACGTAGGCGGTTCAAGATGTATATGGAGAGCTTGATCAAAGACTTTGGCAGTGTCTTGATCGACATGCTCCAGAAAGTTGGCGGCGAGCCAGTCATTGATGAAATTCACGGCAATCATACATTGATGACTATCATGGCACTCGGTAACAATCGCTGGAAGATGGATAATCTGACAGGCACAATCACTGATACTGAGAAAATATATCGGGAAAGTAACACATCAGTGATTGGCTACTATAGCTTTATCACTGGCTATCTGGCTGCTCACCCTGCCACTGCCGAGGCTTTCAAACAATTCAGTGCTGAGGTTTCAGCACGCAGTCACGCCCTCGAAGAGCTTTATCCAGACACACTGACTGATGCCGAGATTGCCAAGCGGGAGAAGGAAGAGGACATCCTCAATATTGCTCTTCCCAACACACACCCTAGCATGATGGATATTCTGTCATCCATGATCGATAAGGATGACGAAGAGTAGTCTAGTTGGCATGAGTGCTGACAGAGCACTCATGCCATTCTAATGTTTCCGCTTTACTAATCTGTTACAAATGAACTGGAGGCTCAAATGGATACGTTCGATAAAATAATGAGCATTATTCAAGATCGTGTGTTCCCTCTGCTCGCTCAAATAGGGCAGGATTATATCCAGAGCAACTTCTCTGTCAGATTGCTCAAAGCTCTGGCAACTACTAGCATGTCGAATGGAACACTGAATAGTCTGGGCGAGAAAAGTATGCGAGCCAATGAAGCTCATGATAAGTATGGTGATGTGATAGCTGCCTTCTCTGTGTCTGCCTTTGAACTCGGTTATCTGTTTGGCAATCAGGAAACAGCCGAGGACTATCAACTCATCAAGTCTGACATTGATAATATCAAAGTCGATAGTGGTCTGTCATCCCTCACTCAAATGCTGAAAGAACTCATGAATGACCCTAGCCACATTTCCCTCATTGATGCACTGAAGGATCTCAAGGTCTCTGAAGAACTCGGCGAGGATTGTTCTAAGTGTTCTGCTTTGGATTGCCCCATCCGCACAGCCCCTTACACAGGCTGAATATCCTACCCTTGCTCCCACCTGGGAGCGAGGGTAGTTTTGTTTGACAATGAGAGGAGATTGGCGATGAACGTAATATCAGAGTGGCATACAATTCTATCAAGGGTGGTGGAAGATCATCAGGTAGACCAGCACTTGCTAACTCATGCCGTCAATTTCCACGGCACGAACGACAAAGTTACAGTCTGGTATGAGTGGCGTGGTATTTACAATCTGTACACTCTCTGCTTACTGGAGGGCGGTCTCTATCACCTGTATAAGAAAGCCATCCAGAATAAGCAGGGATATGATGACATGGGCAAGGTTCAGTGGCAAGGCAATCAATATGAGATTGTCACTGACCTGAGACTGGGAAGAAACGGTTACTTTCCTAATCGGGATGAGTATCCTTACAGTCTGCCTGATGTAGTGGATGAGATGAGCGATGAGATTGACCGCTGGCTCGGCGAGTTCGTGTTCTCGGATGAGTACAGTGAGTGCTCATGCTGCTATGAGGTTGTCCGCACTACTCATGACTGCTATGAGTGGCAGCCTGATTTCATCATCATAGAGGAGGGCATCATCCACAAGGACTGCCTTGAGGACAGTGACATTGAGGATTACCTGGCTATCAACGAAGGCAAGCCCATCCCTGATTGGCTCATTCACAAGTCAGGCAAGCTGACCAGAGTGATGAAACCCAAAGATCAGTGGCGCAGAGAGGACGTGGAAGAACACTTTGAGTACCAGAATGGCTGGTATGGAGGACAGACCGATGACCCAGAGCGCATTATCGAGAGACTGCATCAGAAGATGGTGTCTGTCTGGTTCGAGTATTCTAATGGTCAATTTGATACTACCTTCTATCCACTGGTCTCGGGAGAGCAGCATGATAGAGCACAGTCTCTTCTGTCTGGGTTCAATCCAGGTCAGGGATGGGATATTGCAGAGGAATTTCCCAAAGTCATGTGGGGTGAGCACTCTGATCACCTCCATGTAAAGACACGCACAATCACGCATAAACAATTTATCGAGGGGGACTGGGACAAAGATGTTGACAATGGGTGAGATAGTCTGGGTGCTGGTTCTGAATACTGGCAGTGAACTAATCCTGGGCGGAGTATTCTCCGCCCATGATGGTGCGTTCAGACACGGCATGTTGGTCGAACCCACTGTCTGGCTTGGCAAAGGGCATCCTAGGTTTGAAATCCATGCCTTACATATCAATACCACTCAACCTTTCAGTGAAGAAAAGGTAGAGCAGACTGAGAATGGGAACTGGTTTTCAAAGACAAGATATGGAGACTTGACAAATTAGATTAGAAAGGAGAAGTTACTATGAATATTCCACGCTTTTATTGTTACGGGAAATACACTGGCAGTTACGGCATGAATGCTGTGAAATTAGAGCTTGGTTCTATCTCGCTCTGGTTTTCCTACCGTACCATTGTGGCTTTCAGCACACGAGAAGATGGTCTGGTTGTCAGTGAGAATATCTGGGGGGCGACTACTGGCAAGCACTTGAACTGGATTTTGTTAGACCATGAGGCTCGTATTCCGCGTAATCAATTCATCTTGAAATTACAGGCGGCACTCAAGCGCCACACTCAAGATGAGGATTTGACAGTGATCCTCAGTGTAAACGGGGGTGTAGTAACCGTCGATCGTGTCCCTCAGAATGTGGTTGTCTTGGTGGATGAGAACGATGCTCATCGACGCTATAAGGTCGATCACACTTTGACTGAAGAGTTCTTGGGGGAACTATCATGAATGAGGAGAATGTAATCGAACAGTTGGAGTACAAGGGCTACACTATCAAGATCGTCCCAGATTATTGTCCCGAAGATCCACGGGGCTGGTCTAATCTGGGCACAATGTACTGTAAACACAGACGCTATAACTTGGGGGATGTACATGAATTTGATAGCACAGAGGATTTGCTCGCATTTGTCCGCCAGCCTGATGTTATCTCACTGCCTCTCTATCTGTACGACCATAGCATACAGTGTATGAGTACCCAGTCGTTCGTGGGTAGAGCCGTTCATGCCGAGTGGGACAGTGGCATGGTCGGATATATCTATGTGACCAAGCAGAGAGCAAGGGAAGATCATAGATGGAAGCGCCTTACAGCCAAGCGCATTCAATATATAGTCAATCAGTTGCGCGGAGAAGTCAGTACGTATAGTTCCTATTTGTCTGGCTCAGTGTATGGCTTCATCATTGAAGATGCTGGTGGCGAGATAGTCGATAGTTGCTACGGTTATTACGACTACGATGACAGTGAGAGAATGCTCCGCGATCACTTTAATAGCGGCGAGGATCAGGCTATCATTGAGGCTAAGAGCAACATTGATGCTATGGTCAGAGAGGAATTGAAGAATGGAATTCAAACCTATCTACCAGGAACTGAGGAACACTTTCAAGCAGAGGTATCAGTTGTCAGGCAGAAATTGGATACGCCTGCTCAATCCTGATGACCTCCAAGTATTTATCCACATGGGTATGCAAGCCTGGGAATATGGCAGACTGGGCGGAATAGCTCGTGCTCAGTCTGCCAAGCGAGACGAACGAGGCAGGTTCAAGAAAGGAGGTAACAATGGCTAAGAAGAATTATGTTGTGTTCATCGCTGAACATGACGAGTACATCCCAGACCACCTTGTATTCGTGGATGTGACTGACAAATGGATTGATGATCTAAAAGGCGTGCCTGAGATGTTGAAGAAACATCATCTAGGCTATGCCTGTATGCCAGTGAACGGCTACGCATTCGAGTTTGACGAGGACAAGGGGGATGAAAGTCTGTATGAAGAGATCCAGAATGAGGCAAAGAATGATCGTCTGGTTGTGATCGGCGCCGAAGAAAATGAACTGGCAGAACGGGAGGGTGCAACTGAGTATCGATGGGAGCTACAACTCAGGATAGTCTATGACCGAGTATGTATCAAGCTGGTCAACAACTACTCTTGGGTGACCCTGCATGACCAGACCGGCTACGACCTGAATTATTTCTTGGATACGGTCTTACAAGCGAGGGCAGCATGAGAGTAAAAATCTATACGCTCTGCCATGACACGCCGACTGAGGATGTAGTCTATGTCTTTCCCACCTGCCAGAAAATGTGGGATAAGGTTGATGATCTCATGCGTGAGTGGGCTAATGAGCACATGGAATTGTGGGCAGACGATGAAGATGCTGATCCTAATGCTCTGAGTTACAATGCGCTGTCCTCAATCTACAATAAGTATGCAGAAGAGATTATCACTACTGACATGGATGAGATTGAATTGGATGAACTGATTGAGGAAAGTAAGAAAGGAGACTGATATGTACCAGCTAAGTGTGGTCGATCCGCAAGGATACATGACCTACCAGATGTTCAGTGATCGTCAGGCTGCGGAAGATGAGGCAATCAGCCAATTAAAAGCGGGCGCGGTCTTGGTGCGCTTGTGGTATCAGGAGCACGTAGTTATGTCACTAACCCAGGCACAATTACCCCAGTTCACAGAGAAGGAGACTGATAATGGATAAGAGATGGCACAATCCAATGAAATCCCTACCTGATACAAGAGGTGGAGAAGTAAGTGGGATGACCGCCCGTGTCATAGTTGAAGTGATCCTCAGCGATGGGACGCAAGAAGTTGTTCAGTTCAGGCGCGTTCGTGCCAATGAAGGTGGTGCTTTCTGTGGGTTCAAAGATACAGACATGTCTAGAGAACACTTGGGCATAGGCTCGGATTACAACGAGTATTGGACGGAATTTATCCCGTATGGCGAGACATGGTATCTCGGCAGCAGAATTGGTGCTCCTGCACGCACTGTCAAGAAATGGCGCTATATCCAGCCCGAGGTGACCCATGCCTGAGCTACTGAGCGTGAGAGAAGTCTTGGTATTCAAGTCATCTACTCGCATTGATTGGAAGAAGACTGAAAGGAATATCGCAAAGTGGGTGTACAAACGCAGAGGTCAGAACTACAGTGCGGTTGAGATGGCAATGGAGGGGGGTGGATACGTGCGTAAAATACGCAGCTTTGTGCATCATCACGGAGTTCATAGGTTGTATAAACTCTGGAAAGGAGATTGACAGTGATGAGTAAGAAAGTATCAAAGGATTTTACCATTTATATTGTCTGTCATGATTACGCTGAGAACACAGACCTGTCTGCTTATCTGTCCTTGAAAGAAGCGGATGCAGAAGCAGAGCGTATTATGAGTGAGTGGGCAAAGGCAGAAGGTATAAGGGGATTGAAAAATCGTGACGATTTAGAGCGAGCGTATGCCGAAGCTGGTGATAACTTCATCATCATTGAGCCGGTCAAGTTCACTGTGGATGAGATAGCCAGAGCTTTTATCTATCAAACCATGAACATCCAACCAGAATGAAAGGTCAAGTCTACGTCCATCCAGATCAGCCCATGCCCGCTCCAGTCATCCGACTGTGGCATGTCTTGGATATGATCCAACTGCCCTATGTCAAAGTGTATTGGGTGGGCGGCAGGCAGAACAGGAACTATGGATACTATCTACCAGCCGTTGTGTCGTACCGTCCAGGCATACAACACAGGTTGGCAGTAGATTTCTTGGGAGTGTTTGGTCACTGGGTTGTGGGCAATCGCAAGCGCTCGCTCCGCTGTTCAGAGATGGGCATGGAATATCTGGCTTTACAGCGTGACCTGCCTCAAGCGGACATGATGACACAACTTAGATCAGTGCTAAGTAGATTGAGAGGTGAATGATGCCTATCACTATACCGTGGGAAGAAGAATGCCCTAATTGTAGGGAGATTATATCATCAGATAATTCCAGTTCCATTGTGTGGAATGAAATAAAAGTCGAGTTCGTCTGCCCTGAGTGTGGCTGTGAATTCACAGCCACCTATGAGTGGGGAGATGCAACTGACATAACTGTAACAAAGGAGGGAAAGAATGAAGGATAGAGTGGTGTTTCGTAAATTCAAAGACAATGGGAAAGTGATTGCTCTATTCCCTAATTTGCCTGCCCATCCAGGCAGGGTCATGAGCTATATGCACATGGGACAGCACAGTGAGGCTGACTATCCCTTTATCATCAGTGTAACTGAACCTGCTTATCACCCTGAGACTAAAGACTTGCAAGAAGAACTCATGTCCATCGGCTATGATGTACAGATTGGTAGTCGGATTTATAAACGCAAGCAGGAAAGGAGCGACTAATGCGTAACGTAATTATCACCATCACCATACCTGAAGAACAATTCAAACTGAATGATCCTGATAAGAATGTCCGCCCTGCCATGCTGTTCAATTCCCTCGCCCATGAAATCCTTTCAGGTTGGGGAATGGATCAGGCAGTCCTTACTCTGGATTATGAGGAAGTGCCCGATGCCACAAAACCTGACTGATTACTACATCCGTAAAGCCAGACGATCTGGCAAGATAACCATCGTGCAGGGCAGTAAGCATATCAAGCTGGAAGCAACCGATCCAGCCACAGGTCAGTCATCTACCATGATGATGCCCAGAGAACTCAAAGCGAAAGGGACAGAATACGCCATCCGTAAGTGGCTCTTGCGAATGGGCGTAGCTCTGTCCCTTTTGTTTTTACTGGCTAGGCTTGTGGCGTAGGCACTGGCGGCGGCGGTGCAGCACCACGCGCTGACCCCAGTGAGGCTACCATCTCACCTAAGTCTAAGCCATACTTGTCTGCCAGTGACTTCACTCGTTGAAGTACAGTCATGATTGCGGCGCGGACTTGTTCGGGCGTAGCACCCTGCTCAGCAGCAGCCGCTGCTGGCGGAGCTTCACCCATTGGCATGGCATTACCACCTGGGGCTGCAGCAGCCGCCGCACCCCCACCTGGAACGGGTCTTGGAACGGGAGCGTTAGGTAACATATCATTTACCTCCGTAAATTTATTCTAACAGAAAGGAGTTGTTATGAGCAACGAAGAATATATAGACTATGGCTACTTGCGATGCAACGGCTGTGAACTTGCCCGTCTGAAAAAGAAATGGGGGGAGCGGCTCATCAAAGTTCAAGGATCATGGTATCTGGCTGGTATGCCACCCGACAAGGGACAAGACGAACCCACTCACCTGCCAAATGGCATACCTATTCAGTTTGTAGCTTGGTTCATGAGTGAGGGACATGACCACACTTCCACAATGGCAGAGGAAATGATCGATGATGAGATTTGGGGCGGGGACTTGAAATTGCCAGGACTGCCCGATGATTGGGATGACTAACATGACTATCGACTTTCAAATTTATCATGGAGATTGGTTGGAAGTCCTACCAACCAGAGCACCCAAGATCGTATCCTTCGTGTTCGCCGATCCACCCTATAACGTGGGCAAGGATTATGGCGTGTACAAAGATAAACTCAGCCCTGAAGAATACCTGCATCGCATGGGATTGCTCCTATCCATATCCAGAATGTTGGCTACTCGTGGCGTGGGTATGTATGTGAGTGGCGCACTGCTCCCAACTTATCTTCAACTCATGCCAACTGCCCACCCTGTCATTGTGTATAAGAGAGCAGCAGGCGTGGCTAAGCAGGGCTGGCGCCAACAGTATCATGTAGCTCTGATCGAAGGTAGGCCGATCGTAATCACACGTGATCTGATCGATGACATCCGCCTGCCTGGAGAGGGCTACTACTTCAAAGAGAAGCGTTATAAAAACCCAGGGCTGACATCTCTGGAACTGACCAAACGGATCATCAATATGATGACCAAAGAAGGCGAGACTGTCTTAGACCCGTTCATGGGTAGTGGCACAACGGGTGAGGCGTGCATACAGTTGAACCGCAATTTTATCGGGATCGAGATTGACCCCGATCAGTGTGGAATAGCCTACAAGCGCATTCAAAATGCTAAAAACCAATTAGTTTTAGCAAATTCGTAACCAATTAGAGAAAGGAGTGGAATATGCCAACATATATCATTGAGACTTGTGAATTGTGGGAGACTCACGCTAGTTATCGGGTGGAAGCTGAGTCTGTACAAGTCGCTAAGGACTTGGTGAAAAGTGGAATGGCTGAGGCTGATGGATCCCATGAGCACCCAGGGGATGCAGATAAATTCTTACAGTTCTTGGATGTATATAAGGAGGATGATTAAGATGGAAGAGATAATAATAGAAACAAACAAAATGCTAGAAGTTCTAAGGGTGGTGCTGACTATGTTCCAGAAAGCATATCAATTATCCGACCGTGAGATGACCAGCATTATGATGGTTGTCACAACAGAGATCGCTGAGAGAATATCCACTGCCCTCATCTGGCCTAAAAAGGAGGCTAAAGATGGATGAAATTTTGATGGATTATTTCACAGCCAGAGGTATTCCAGGCTGGCATAGGATCGGCACAGTCTTTCCCGCAGATGAGCATATCACTCTACTGCAGGCTGGAGAACGGACGGGCATGAATTTTCATACCGAGATGGGCAAAGTCTATGTGGAAATTCAGGGCAAGCTGATTGAGATGCCTAACCATGCGGCTGTGTGTAGACCTCCACTCAAGAGTGAAACCGAGTGGCTACCTATGGAGATAGTCGGCAAGAACTATCAACAAGTTCCCAATGACAATCTGTTTGAGATGTTCAATGGACTGAGCGAATTGTTCCCCGTCGAGACCCTGGGTCTCTTGGGCAGAGGTGAGCGCATCTTCATCTGCTTGGATGCTGGCTTCGTCAGTATCAAAGGTGATACCGTTCACAATTACTTCACGATCTATGATGAGAAATCTGGGCGTAGTTCAACCAAGGTCTTTGTCACGCCCGTCCGCACTGAATGTGCCAATACCGTGCGCATGGGTCTCGAGCAAGCCACTCTCACATTGAATGTCACGCACGTCAGAGGCAACTTGTTCAGACTTGAGAAGATCGCCCAGATTGCTTTGGATCTCAAGCAACGGCTGGACTTTACCAACCAGCTTTTCCTCAACATGGCTACCGCTACCTTCCCCATTGAAGATTTCAAGACAGCCGTCAGCCAAATCTATAAACTGCCACCCAATCCAGAGGAAATAAAAGTGATCGATGTCACTGTCGATTATGAGAAACTGCGCATCGATCGCTTGGCACACCAGACTGCCGCCTTGAACTTGTTCGAGAAATTCAACGATGAGCACCCAGGCTTGGCGCTCACCCAGTGGGGTGCATTCCAATCAGTTGTGGAATTGGAGGACTGGAAGAAAGGTCGTGGCAACGGCCGCTATGCTTCCGCCCTGTTTGGCGAACGCGCTGAGATCAAGATGGATGCCTTCGCCATTATCTCTGGACTGCCCAGAAAGTAACCGTTACTTAGCGGACATCGGCTAGGAGAATAGCTAGCACATCTCGGCTCTCTCTTAGCCGCTCTTCCCAAGCAGCGGTGCCTTCCTGATGCACACGATCATGACAGTTGGCGCACAAAGGAACACGATTTTCCCAAGCCCACCAATCGGCGGGTCTTTTGCTTTTGGGCATGATCTCATGTACCTGCGTGGCTGGCGAAAAGCACACAGCGCAGATAAATTGGTAATGCTCTAAAACTTCTCTAGCTTTCGGGATCGGGGCGATACGCATATCAGGGGCAGGAACACTAATTCGTCACCAAATTGGGTAGGGTCAACGTCCGTAAAGATAGGTGCGCGTTGATGATAAGGCCAGTATACCAGCTTAGCTGCCATCATAGCAGCTATGCTTGGCATTCCATAGACCACGCGACCACGAGCAACCTCAGGCGTGCAATCGAAGAAACCGTATATAAGTGCGGGTTGAATGTGATCTGCCAACCATGTGCTCAACATGACATAATTCACATTCATACATACAATGGGCAGGTCACGCACGTGCGTCTCAGGATGCGCACGCACCGAGCGGTTCAAAATAAAATAGAGTGCCTGCCGCGTGAAGGGCTTGCCTGTCTTAGCCGATATGATCTGCTTGCTAATCTCATACGTGAGCGCCTTCGCGGACACATGCCCAGAGGGAGCTTCACGCAACATGCGCTGATAAGTCTCGATCACCAGAGGAATGTCAAGTTTCATGACGCGCTTGGGTTCCATACAATAGCCTTTCTCTTCTCTATATTATCAGAGAAGTCTGGATGGTTATTATTCGGTTTGTTCAGGAGTATTTATCATGGTTAGTATCAGAGAAGTTGTTTCATCAAGAGACACAATCCGACCTTGCCAAAGGTCGTGAGAGTAGAAATTGAGAAGGATTTCTTCCTTCACCGAATGTACTGAGGCTTTTCATCAAGCAGATGAAAGACGCAAGTGCCCACCCATGATGCCCGTCTTTAGCTTTGAGCTAATTGCCTGTTCCGATTGGGCGGTGTCTGGCTTTCAGATTGTCCAGATCCATCCTTGTATGCAGGTGCCTGCGCTGGCTGAGAAATTTCCCCTTATGAAGCTGGCTCGAGCACCCATGCCAGCGTTGGGCAGGTCAGCGTCAGCCACAACTAACGCGCCTGAGGCCATAGTAGCACGATCTGTTGAGCAAGTCAAACAGAAATGCCTCTAATGCGTCGCCGATTAGGATTTCTAAGAAACTCTAATCTAACTCTAATGTTTGAGCAAGCCGATCTGTTACAATGAGGTTGGCGTATATGTATAAGCGAACTGCCCACCCTATGCTATGCGCCACTCCTTTCATTAGTGGGGCGGGTTTGCCCCCCTCAAATTCGCCCCACATGACTAACTCGTGACTTCAACAACTGAATAGGAGCTTATGATATATAAGTCGATCGATTTTAGAAACTACCGCATTGAGTTCTCCTTCCCCTATTCCCCAGGGATGAAGAACAAGATCAAATCGCTGCCTGATACGCGCTACGATGGTGATCTGCGTCAATGGTGGATGCCCGCGACTGAATTCGGAGCCAAGCTAGCGGTCAAGTTTGGCAAAGAGTACGGCTTTATGATTGATAAAGCCGTACTTGATTTAGGTCGGGATCCGATCTTTACCAAAGCGGATGCGGTGCGGCAGCGTTTATATCCCTTCCAGTTGGCTGATCTGGATTGGATGCACGAGACAGGCGGACGCTTCGTCAATGCCAATGAGATGGGTTTGGGCAAGACTGTTGAGACTCTGGCATTCATTCAAGAGCGTGGCTTTCATTCAGTGCTGATTGTCTGCCCCGCTTCGGTGGTATATAAATGGCAGGCTGAGATCAAGAATTGGTTGGGCGATGAGTCGGTCATCATCAGCAAGGGCAAGGATCCGCTAATTCGTAGCCGATTTACCTTGATGTCCTACGCCATTTTCACGCTCAAGATCGCTGAGATCAAAGCGCATAATTATCAACTGGTCGTATATGATGAATGCCACTACCTCGCAAATCGCAAGAGCCAGCGCACTCGCGCAGCTAAAGCGTTACAAACTAATTATGTAATCGGGCTGTCAGGCACGCCTTTCTTGAACCGCCCCATTGAATTGTGGCCGCAGTTGAACATCCTCAATCCTGCGCGTTGGAATTCCTATTGGCGCTATGCGATCAAATATTGCGGCGCTTATATGGACAAGTGGGGTTGGGATGTTGATGGTGCCACCAACCTGGGTGAATTGAAAACTGAACTGGGAAATTATTATCTGCGCCACACCAAGCAGGAAGTGTTGCAGGATCTGCCAGCCATCACTCGCGTGCATTTGCCTGTGGATTGGGATAAGATCTATGCTCGCAAATATAAAGAGACATTGGAAGAGACACGCAAACGTGTTATGCTGGATGGGAAGGGTGCTTCCCGCCTGCAGCAGATTGCTAATCTGCGCCAAGTCATTGGCATGATGAAAGTTGTGCCTGCTGTGGAACTTGCGCAGGATATTCTCAAGAGTAAAAACAAAGTAGTCTTGTTCGCTCATCATCGTGCAGTCGTGGCTGCCTTGGAAGAAAAGCTAGCCGAATATGGCACGATCAAAGTGGTTGGGGATACATCGCAAAAGGAACGCTATGATAATGTCCAGCGTTTCCTTATCGATCCCAAAATACGCGTGGCCATCATCAGCATCGCTGGCGGTGAAGGTATTGATTTGTATTCCGCAGATATGCTCATTTTTGTCGAGCGTGAGTGGAATGCAGGAAGGGAGGAACAGATCGAAGGACGTTTACATCGTATTGGGCAGCGCTCAGCCGTAGAGTCTATCTATCTGATCGCACGCCATACCATTGATGAGCGTATCCATCGGCTCATCGAAACCAAACGGGAAATCTTTGGACAGTTGATCACCTTGGATGACATTCCAGTCTTGGATTTACTTACAATAGGAGATGAATTAGATGCCTGATAATGAATTTTCCCGAGCAGATGACGGCGATAAGGAAACCTACGTTTCCCCTCTCGGTGAGAAAATTCAGCCGTCCCATATATTTATGGATCCAGATAATATCATTCATATTCGCATGATACCCACACAACTGGCTCCCGATCGCACTCAATATAAACCCTACAGCCCATTATTCATGTTTCCGTATAATGTGGCTGTGGAAGTGACCATTCCTCTCAAAGATAAATATATAGTCGATATAGCAACCGACGCATCATTTGTTGTGCTCACACCCGATGGCATCGCTTATATCGCTGACCAGCTTGCTACTGCCTTGGATAAAATGCACGATGAATTCCGCGCCCGAGACCGCAAATTCTAAATAAAGGAGAGAAATCTCATGTCCCCCATTCCTGTACGTCAATATTCAAAAGGTAAAACAGGCATCGCCATGATTTCCACCCGCGATGACAAGCTGGATGTCACCTTTGAGGATAATAAACAAACTGTTACAGTCTTATTGCGCGACGCCCCCGATTATATTCGGGATGGGCGCCAAGCAGTCACACTCAACTCCAGCAACACAGAGATCTTTGGAGCTAGACCCATCTTAGGCACATACAAAGTCAAATTCCTGGGCTTCGCTGGCAAAGAAAGTGAACCACCCACCATCCGCACAGTGGCAGCCAAGTCAGGTGTCACTAAAGAAGGCAAGAAATACAACATCAAGCAGCATCTGGAATTCACTGCGATCTTCGTGATCACTGCAGGCAAATGGAAGAACTATCAGATCGTCTACAACCTGCCTTACAGCTTTGAAAAATTCGAGGATGAAGAAAGAGGCAAGACAATCACGCTGGTGTATGGCGAAAAGGTCACCAAATTCCTGCAGTTGTGCGGTTTGGATTTCTCCACTGACTCCATCCCATGGAGTGAGAACGTCTTGGTTTATTTGAACAAATTGCTTGGCAGCCGCGATAAAGTGTTTGCTATTTCTTTGAATGATCAGGGTTGGGTAAAAGATTTATCCGAGCTTCCTGATGATGAAGAAGAAGATAGCATCCCTGCTGGCGCGGCAGTTGCCAATGCACCTGAGCCTGTCACCCAACTTGAAATATCGGGTGAGCAGAATGTCATTCGGATCATGCACGAAGATGATCTGAAGTTAGAAACGCCTGTAGCTAAGGAAGAACCCAAGAAACTTGTAACTGAGGAAGAACCCAAGAAACCTGAGCCTACAACTAAGCCAGCATCCAACAAGAAATCACCTTCTGCTCCAACCATCCTTGACATTCTGGCTAACAACGCCAAGGCCGGCGATCAGGACTCGTTGAACATGCTGTCCTCATTGGCCAACACCAACCCTGAAGCGAAGAAACGGTTACTTGAGATCGCTCAAGAACAGCTTGGCAAATAAATAATAATGCCCCCGACTTGGGGAACGGGGGCATTTTCTTCAAAAGGATGAAGAACCTAGCTGATATTGTATCACGCTTGGACAGAGTAAAAGAATATGAACGCTACTACAGTGCGCTTTGTGTTTTCCATCCAGATCACCATCCATCCATGCTGGTGTACAAAGATGGATGGTTCCGCTGTCTATCTTGCGGACGCAGTGGCGACTTATACATGCTGGATCGCCGCCTATCAGGGTGGTCACCGCCCTCATTCGCACATGAGAAAGAGTCAGTCGATTGGTCTCCCCCAGGCAAATGGGAAGATCCAATCCACTTTGTAGAAGACGCTCACGAAATTCTGTCCAAATATTGTGAAAGCCTGGGCTGGTACCTGCGCATACGCAAGCTGAATGAGCGCATCGAGGGCCAGCATCTGGGCTGGCATAATGGCTGGTATGTCATACCCGTTTACAGCCGAGAGGATCAACTAAACGGTTACGTACTAAGAGCAGGCCAGCATGTGCAGGAAGCTACTGGTCACCGCTATGTGAACCGCTCGGCGGCCAGCTTGTATGTGCCTGATTGGTACTTATATCGCACTGGTCAATTTGTGGTGGTAACTTTTGGAATTCTAGATGCACTGACGCTGGTCGATCTGCGCATCCCTGCGGCTTCAACCATGTGGGGCACGCGACTAAAGCTCAGTGATCTGGACAGCGTGCGCAAACCCATCTTAGTTTTCCCAGATCAAGGCGAAGAGTTGAAAGCCATCGAATACTATCGCAACCTGGGCTGGCGCGGTCGAGTGGTCAGGATGGATTGGCCTGATGGAATGAAAGATGTGAACGATTTGCATGTAGCAGGAAAGGACATGGAAATAATGAACGCGATTGAGAGATCAAGATGAGCCAACTAGATTGGATGGTGCTTAGATGTGTGCTGATGATTGTTGCCTTTACCATTGGGTGGCATCTCAGCAAGATCATAAGAAGGAAGTAGACAATGAGTGGAGATCGAATTGTTGTCATAATACTTGCGGTGATCGTAGGTGTAATTCTTGGAATTCAGTTGTACAGATTGGATAAACGATGAAACTATCAGAGTCAATACATTTACATAAACAATGGCTGATCTCATGCGTCTATGAGGACATTGACGGATCTTGCACCCGCTGGTATGAAATAGAAACATTTCGGCAAGAAGATGCCATTAGTCATTTCAGAGCCAAAGGCTGGCACTTCTCCAAGAAGAAGGGTGGATGGGTGTGTCCTATTTGTTGGAAGAAAGATCATCCCATTCCCGTCTGGATGGTATTTGATGAAGCACACAGACATCAGTGAACTGTGGGGTGGACTGTTGCTGGAAGGCAGGGTATCTGCCCAATATGTTCTGCCCGAATATCTGGCTCCGCCTTATGACCTAATCTGTAACCATCTAAGGGAAGGCAAGGACATTCCTTACATCATCGACAAGGTGGGCTTGATGCCTGTGGTGACGGCCAAGCAAGCCATCGCCAGCGTCGGCGAGGTCTTGGATATACAAGAATTGTTATCCCAACTGTTGGTCTGCTACCGCAGAGAGAAACAGATTGGTCTGCTCGAGCAACAAGTCAAACGCTTGCGCAAGGGTGATGATCTGGATGTGGCTAAAATCGTAACGCTTATAGATCAAGCTAACCATTATGAGGGCAGCTACATTCACATGGATCAGGTGGACAGCCAGCCTGCTGTGTGGCGCAAGACCTACTATCCACCCGTCGATGAACATTGTGGTGATCCTGAAAATCTGAGCATGAGTGGTGTGCCCGAAGCTGGCCTGGTTGTGGTGGGCGGGCCGCCAGGAACGGGTAAGACCAGTTTGATTGCCAAGATCATCGCCAATTCTGCGCTGGAGAACAAGGTCTCACTGCTATACACGCTGGAAATGACCACAGGTCAGATCGCTCGGCGCATTGTACAGGTGGCACTCAAGCCACTCGAGCCTGCCCATCGCAGGAACGTCATAATCTGTGACAAAATAATATCGGTGGATGAAGTCTACACGGACGCCATGCGTTTGAGCGCCACGGAAGGCGTGTACCACATCTTTGTGGATTTCTCCGACATGCTGATCGAAGGCCAAGAGGACGAACAGTCCATGGCTTATGTATATAGAAGGTGCGCATCTTTGGCGAAGGAAAATTCCATGGGCGCACCCGTCTTTTTATTGGCGCAGTTGAACCGCAACTATACGGGCGGCGTGCCGAAGATCAACCACTTGCGCTATTCGGGTATGGCTGAAGCCACGGCTGCGCTCATCCTCCTCATATATAACCCGAACCAAATTTATGCGACGACCGTGCGCGATCCGACGCTGCCGCCGCTGCCGAATTCGGGCTACATCATAAACGGCAAGTCGCGTTTCGGCTACCGCGAAGGTGGGCCTGGCGCGATCCGTGTCGCGTTCGATGGTAAATTAGCTTGGGGTGAAGAGAGCCTAGGCTGGATAGGATTGACAAGCGTATGAAAAGACACACAGACCCCAAGTGTATGAAAAGACACACAGACCCCAACTATCTTGATAAGTTTGAGGTACGCCCACACAAAGAGATGCGTGGCTCTATGCAACATGGCAGGAGCACCACCTGGATCATCTGCCCTTTTTGTGAATATGAAGTTGAGGCATATAACTGGAGCTTGGCAGGTTCTGGCAAGAAATGTCCTATATGTGGAGCCATCCACACCTTGTATTATGGAACGGTCAAGAAGAAAGGTAAAGGAAAACCTAAATGAAAACAATCGGTGACACACTAAGCGAACAGGAACTTACCATCTTGGCACGCTGCTTGCGTCTGGGTATGATCACTGGTGTTTATCGGGCGGGTGGATTAGACAAAGAGAGCGCTCAGGAACTACTGCGGGGTACCCTTACTCCAGATGAAGGAGATCCAGTGGATGACAGCAACCTATTGGAGTTGGATTATGAAATCGCATGTCGCAAGATCAGAGAAGATGTGATGAAAAAATGAAAACTGTACCTGATGTTGAATATTCAATCGTTGAAAATGCCGATCAGATCGATGTGACCAATGCCTACAATGTGGCCATCGACCTAGAGATGTTTGGGCAAGACAAGGACAAGTTGCATATTCCGCACGGTGAATTCGCCTGCCTCGCCCTGTCATTGGATAATGGCAAGAACTATATCATCACCGATCATAAGATAATTGGTAGCGCACTAATGAGATTGATTAGCTTGCAGTGGATCATCCAGAACGCCACCTATGATATTCGTCAATTACGGCGCTTTACTCAGATCGATCGCCACTTCATTTTGGATCCGATGCTGTTAGAGAAGATCTTGTGGAGCGGGTTCTATTCTACTTTCAGTCTGGCATCCATGGCTCGGCGTTACTTTGGTCTATACATGGAAAAGGACAAGTATGAACAAATCCGTGACCGATCAATCCCATTAGCCGAATTGTACAGCTATGCAGCCAAGGATACTTACATGACCCTGCGGGTGTGCCAAGAGCAGTTGAAGCTGTTGAACCAGCGCCGACCTGAATACTTGGTCTACATATCCATCGACGAACCCATGATCTGGGTGGTGTTAGACATGCCGCCTGCCCGTGTGAATATGGACGGCTGGCTGACACTGGCTAAAGAGAACGAGTCCAAGGGTAAGAGCATCGAGGAAGAATTGGGGGTGAATGTTTTTTCCTACAAGAAGGTCAAGGAAATGATCGCTGCCAAATACGGTATTGGCTTGGCCAATACAGAAGATGAAACGCTAGCTGAATACAAGCACCTGCCCATCATCCAGAAAATCCGTGAAGGTCGAGGGTATCGTAAGGCAGTTTCCACGTATGGCGAGGTCTGGCTGCAGAAACATGCTACCCCACCAGATGGCGATGTGTATTGTAGCTGGAACGTGACGGGTGCAGCGACTGGACGCATGAGTTCGGACAGTCCCAATCTGCAGAACATTCCATCCCGCAAGATGCCTGTGTTCAGAAGTTTGTTCATTCCCCGTAATGGCAAATATATCATCGCAGATGTCAGCCAGCAGGAGCCACGCATCACAGCACTGCTCAGCATGGATAAGAATTTGATCAACATCTTTGCCAATCACGAGGACGTGCACTTGATGGTCACACGTATGTTGTTCGAAGATGAGACCATTCAAAAGGATGATCCCCGCCGCAAAATTGGCAAGGAAATCAACTTGGGTATCGTGTATGGTCTGACTGCGATCGGCCTACTCGGGCGCCTGAAGGAGGTGCTAGATGACCCTGGCGAATTGGACGAGGAGAAATGTCAAACGTATATCGATGCCTATTTCAATAAATTTCCGCGAGTCAAGACAATGCTGGATCGGGCTGTACAAGACGGCCATCGGTTGGAGTTTACGACTACGCCTTATGGACGCCGAGCCTATCTCAACATTCATGCTATGGGATGGGAAAATAATTGTAAAAACAATCCAGTTCAAGGGGGTGGAGCCGACATGACCAAGGCATGGATGGCCAGATTGTGGGAGGCCTGTCGTATAGTTCACCTGCCCTTCCCCGTCTGCATGGTCATCCATGATGAGTTGGTGCTGGATGTGCCCGAAGATATGCTTGACAATTACGTCCTGCTATTGAAAGAGGCATTCAAGCAGGCAGTTGAATTGGTATTCCCTGGCTCACCTGTACCCTTTGAGTTTGAATACATAGTCGGCGACAACTGGGGAGAAAAGAAATGAACGCTAACATCAAGCAATTCAAAGTCAACGATGAAATTGAAACGCCAAATGGTGTAGGAATAATGCAGGGTGTGATGATTGAGGATGGCAGGCAGTATGTCGTAATCAGGCATGAGCTAAATCGAATGACCCAAAGACCTGTCCGCCATTGTCTAACACCCAAGTCCTTGTTAGATCCCCCGCCTTTCAACACAGGCCTGTGGTTCTATGATCCAACGGAGGTGACTCATGCGTGAAGCCTGTCCACATTGTGGCCATCTGCTGGTGTCGCCTAACGGCGCGGTCGATGCTGATGTCCTCATCGTGGGTGAATTCCCTGGCGATGAAGAAGTTATGACGGGCTTGCCCTTCGTGGGCAAGACAGGCGATGTATTACGTTACGAATTAGCTGTAGCTGGCATCATCATCGGGCGTTGTCGTGTTACTAATTTGTGGTTACATCGCCCATTGGATAACAAAGATTACAATTACAACCATTGTCTCAACATGGGGGTATCAGCTTTGATGAAAGAATTGGAAATTCCCCGCAAGGGTGTGCTGTTTTTGGGCAGCGAAATCCCGCCGCTCTTCAACATGCCACCTGTTACTTCGATCTCAGGGATCATCTTCGATGCTGTCCCTGTGCTCGGTTTTCCCTATATGTGCATGTTTCTACCTAATCCAGCCATTGTGTTTCACTCCACCGTTGGCGAAATTCGTCACGGATTATATGTGTTCAGTCGAATTCTGAAAGGAATAAAGGTGTACCCCCATGTCTGAACCACTTGGTAATGGGATTGATACTGCTGTCCGCCTGCGTCCGTCCGATAAGGACGTGCTCAACATGGTGGATGCTGCGATTGAAGCCGCTGTAGCACAGGGGGACTTGACGCCAGCGATGACTTTTGGCCGTGCGCTGCGCAGGCAAATGCAAGCATCGGGTCTGGCATTGGCCAAGTTACTATATCGCCTGCAGGAGAAGTGGGAATTGTTTCAGGCTGCAGGCATAGATGATGAGTTCGTGGATGTGATCTACGCAGAGATGGGTGTAGCTGCGGGCACCACCAATAAATATGTTGCGCTGTGGAGTTCGATCTTTGCCAACCCACAAATCCCAGACTCAATCAAGGATGCTCTGGAAGATAAGCCAATCCGTTCTTTGATCTTGCTAACTGCTGCGGCTCGAGAGGAAAATCTGGATTGGGATAAGGTGGTGGATGCGACTACCCCACATGAGATCCGTGAGATTGTGCGCGAGGCCAGAGGCCAGCAAACTTCCAGCCACTCCGCATTAGTCTTGGAAATCAATGTGCGCAACGGTATATTGACTGCTCGTAGGGGCGACACCCAGGTCAATTTTGGCGCTCTGACCGTCAAGGATTACAACAAGAATGACTTGATCAAAGCTGCCATCGATCGGGTGGTCAGTTCAGCAGGCATATTGGAGAAATGAGATGAAGAAACAGTTACTTCCAGAACCTGAATATGTGGATGACGTGAATGTGGACGCACCTGCAGGTCAGATCGTGCGCAAACGCACGGGTCTGTACTCGCTGGACGTGGCGCTGTCATCCGCTGGCAATCTGGGTTTACCTCTGCGCGGTGTAGTAGAGATCTATGGCAACACTCAAGTCGGCAAATCCACCTTATCCTACTACTTGGCAGGCACTGTAGCTCATCGAGGCACCATCGATCTGTGCGATCTGGAAGGGCTGGATCCTGTCTATCTGCGTAGCGTGCTGCTCAACGCAGATTTTCGCGGCAAAGTGAAGGTGATTGAGAACATCGACAAGGGTAAGCCTAGGAAGCATGTGGATATGGTCAATGAGATGGCTGGCGACATCCTGTCCAGTCCGACTACTAACGCCGCTATATTGGACAGCATCGGCGCCTTTGTGCCTACGGCTGAAAGCGAAGGCGACATAGGTGAGGCCTTTATGGGTAGACGTGCCCATGCTATAGCCCAATTCGTGCGCAGGATCAACAACTATCTGATCACCAAAGAACAAGCAGGTGTGGCCTTGATCGTCAATCATGTGCATTCAGCCATTGGTGGTCAAGGCCATATCACTGCAGGGGGTGACACTTTGAAATACATTGCTCACACACGCATAATGCTGTGGCAGAAACAGGCCATCAAGAACAGCGATGATGAGATCATCGGTTTCTGGGTGGGAGGCAAGGTGGAGAAGCTGCGCTATGGCGGCAAGGGTCGCGGCTTTCAGTTCATTCTGATCCCTGACTTTGGCATCAGCCAGGAGTTGTCAGCTATGTTCGATTGTTTTGAACTTGGTTTGGCCGAGCGCAGCACCCATGTCAAAATTGGTGATAAAAGTTTTGGTTTTATCAGCAAGCTGATCGATCAAGCTCAGGATGGAAATCATGACAAGTTCAACCCGTTCTTTGGATTATTAGAGGACTATCATGCTAGAAAAGTATTGGGAAACAATCCAGTTCGATCCGAAGAAGAAACAGAAATGTGAACTAGATCCGTTTCAATTTCAATTAGTCCGCATGGATGCAGATCTCATCCCAGAACTATCTGGCATGGTGTGCATTGGTGTGGATCCTGGCATTCACTTTGGCATTACGATATTACACGAGACCTGGGTCTATGTCCTGTGGGGATCACTGCCCAAACTCCTGCACTTCCCAGGTCTCGAAGCATTTGCACTTGCTTCTTCACTGATCAAAGCTGACTGGCAGCTTCAGGCAATTTTCAAGATGGGATTGAAATATGTGGTGCGAGTGGAAGGGCCTGCTTACAGTGAGAGAGTCGGTCAACCTTTATTAGAGCAAATCCGCTTCGGATTTGCTCATGGGTTTGTTCAGCACTATGGCGATACCAAGTATATGCAGCCAAACACCGCCAGGAAACTGGCATTTGGCAGTGCCAATAAAACTGGCAAGGACATCTGGATCAATCTGAACCCGAACGCGGCCGACTCACTCGGCTTGGCGATCGCCGCTGCTGAACAATGTCTCAGTCGATCTTAGCGTCTCTGACCTTCTTGGGTGTGGGCAGGATCTTGAACACGCCCTGGTTGGCCACAATGCCTGTAATTAGAATGCCAACCAGTTGCCAGCCACCATCTAGGGAGCAGGCGATGTTGATCTTGAACAAGTCAATACAGCCGCCACCAAAGACACCAGCAGAAACGATGACCATTATAATCAGCATCCAGAGTTGTTTTACGTTCTCCGTTTTCTTGGCGAACCAGGTATTCAACCCTGGAAAATATTTGAACAGCAAGGTGACGATTACACCTGCTACTCCAGCAATAAGCTCGGCTGATACTTTGAAGTCAAACATCTTAGCCTCCATTCTTAGGTCTAGTGTTTTCTAGGGATCGCCGCAGGGACGTGACTTCAGTCTCCAGTTCCTGCACACGTTTATTCAGTAACCGATTTTCCTCTCTCAATATCTTGATCTCCTGTTTCAATTCCGCATTTTCAGACCGTAGCTCTTTGGCTATATCCAGTGATAATTTGCCTTGATCAAGATCGTCCTGGTGGGTAGTATGATGAATGTCACGCTTATCTTTTCTGGCTTGCAAGATGAACGTGCCGATGGCGATTGCACTAGGAATGACATAAGCACCTACGATGATCCAAATACTAAGGGGTTCCACTACCACTGGATCCATTCAAGAATTCCTCCTTCGCTTTCTTGATGAGCTTGGTCTTGTTGATTTTCAACAAGGACAAGACAAACAGAGAGGTGTAGCCATGGAAGCGAAGGGTGGCTGACCAGGAAGTGAAGAACACAGCACTGTCTTGAATATGGATCACTTCTGCTTTACACAGAAATACAAACGCATAGTAGATGATGGTGTGCATCATCCACATAATCAACAGCAGTGGCTCAGCGATGTGGCCACCGTTCGGCTTCCTGGTTCTCCAGAATTCTGTGATAATGATCGCGGCTGCCAGTACAGTGGTCATTATCTGGGCAACATCCACCCAAACTGCATAGCCTGAAGGCAACGGTTCCATACTACCCTCCTGGCTTGATCAGTCCCATGACGTAATCCAGTTCTTTCACATCATGAGCTTTCAAGTCTACTAATTCATTGTACACATTCTCCAGCAATATTTTGTAATCGGGAGCAGGCGGAAGGGCTGGCTTGGAAAACCGCGCCAGAGCTTCGTCGCTGAAGTAATTCAGATCAATGGCCGTTCCCCCGCCATTGGCGTTGGTGATATGGGGCAGGACAAATTTGTCGCCACTCCACTGCCAAGCATCGAAGTAACGGTAACTTGACGGCCAAGTGCTGGCGATGAAGGGGGAGAAGATCTTGGGTGCCCAACCAGACATGAGCACTTCCCAGGTGCAGGTAATTACAGCGCTGCCAAATGGATAGGATGCCATCCATTTGATCAAATTCAGATCCGAGCGGTATAGCCAGTTGGTGCTAGCAGCATTGGCTGGATCGGTGATCACTAGATATTTGAACTTTTCCATGATCAGCAGCGTGCGACTGTAGATCATCACGTTTACACCCAGGGTCATTACGCCTGTGACCAAGCTGAGAATGTTGATTGCCAACCAGAGTGGATCCTTGATCGGTATCAGATTAGAAATTGTCCAGCCGTATTGTTCGACATCGATCGCCACGGCATTGATCTGGGGATATTTGCTAATCTGTGACCGAATAGTGTCGAGTTGTGTTTTCACATCCACGTAGGGATCATACCAGTGGTAAACGGCCATGGGCAGGTTCTGTTCAGTGAAACCCAGAGCGTGAGTATCAAAAAGGGCATCGACGCTTTTGCCCTGGCTACACTTGACGACCGCACCTTTGACAATGCCTGCCGTTTTGAGGGCAGCATAGTCAACATAAACTTGCCAGCGGGATATATCAATAACCAGATTGTAAGCCATGGGGATCTCCTTTCCGATAAAAGGCAGGTACAGTTGAAAACTCATTATGTGCTCGGTACTGGGGTGAGTTTATATTCAGTGCCACCATCATTTTTGAAATACAGATTTCCATCTGTTTTCACATAAAGCACTCCATATCCGCTTGTGGGTGTATCAGGAGAGTCAGCGACTTCTACGATGGTCACTGGCGTTTCCATCCTTATAAGCGAAGTTCCATTTAGTGCGACTATTGGCGCAGTGAGAGAAGCAGTGGCAGGCCCTCCTCCTGATAACGCATTGAGTGCGAGTTCACACACAATGGGAACATCAGAAGAAGATACATACATTCTTGCATAACCCGTGGAACTTAGATAAAGGCGGCCCTCGGTAGCATTGACATCATCAAGCGCCATCATTATTGTGTAAGTGGAATTCCAGGGAGTCGTTGCCGTTACCCTTGTGATTATCCACATCGCAGCATTGTCGCTTGATCCATAATCTCCAAGAATTGTGCCTGTCTTATATTCTGTTCCACCTTCATCAACAATAAATTTTAGTTGTTTTGTCTGATCAGTAAGACCTGATCCAATAATGCGCAACCCAGTTGCATCCAGTACGACCGCACCTCCGCCTGCATACAACTTACCATCATCTGCGCTCACGCCAAATTGCAGAGCGTCATTATTCACACCTACCAAATTCCAAAGATCATCACCGTAGGTCATGGCGGGATAGGCCATGCGCATACCCGAGAAGCCCTTCCCAGGTTCCAGCTTGTTGCCTGCTCGAAATTCACCCGCCAAGATAGTGCCCAGATCCTCGGAGATTTCAGATAAACCTGTTACGATTTTGATTTGGGTGGCAGGTATTTGAATTTTGGATGGCAGCGACTCCACCGAATATTGCAGGTTGGTCAAGGCGTTCAGTACATCTTGTGCGTCAGCCATGTTGACCTCCCACGGCTCGCTCGAGTGACATTGTAATAACTTGCATTTTTTGCAGCACTAATCCCCACATATCTGTATCGGCTTCATAGGATCCATGTGCACCACTCGAGCCACCCATACCATTGGCCAGGCCAAAGGCACGTCGCATCCATTCCTCGAACAAATACTCATCATAGATGGTGGTGTCATCGATGACGAATACACGAAAGCCCATATTGGTCAGATCGCCTTCCTGTTCAATGTCTTTCTTTTGGCGCAGAAAATCATTGTGGGTTGGCCCCATCACCTGGATGATGATCTTCAAGAACGGAAACAGGAAGTCAGCCACAATGCCGCCAAGCTCCATGCGACCACCTTGAAGTGAACTTTGAAAATCAAAGTCTATGTTTGGCCTGAACCGTAATCTTTCTACCAAATAAAGATAGACGATGCGCTCAGGTAGCGTGCCACGGATCGCATTTTTGGAAATAGCCCGCGCTTCCAGCGGATCTTCACCCACATTGGGGCGTCTGGCACCACGACGATGCAGCGTAAACCACCAAGGTTCTAAGTTGACGCTACCCCAACGCACCACATCTTTGGCGCGGAAGATCAATGGGCGCTCTTCTGGCTGTGGGATATGGATGCGCTTACGCTTGCCCACTTTGCTTGGACTGATGTAGCGTGGGGTGCGAATACGACTGATAGGCATTATTTACATTCCACAAGGTTCAGATTGACAAAGCTCTCAATGCTGTGCATTTCATTCTCATGGTTTTCGTGGCGCTCTATACCTTGATTGGTAACGGAACTGACATACACCTGAACAGTATTGCCATAGATGTCCACGAAATCGACAGGCACTTTTGAGTCGCGGATTGCTTTGAGTTCGGCCACAATCTGGGTGGCTGTGCGAGTGTCTATAGTGTCGCCATATACCATGTTGTCGGCGGCAACCACATTGAAGTTGTAACCATAGAACACATTCGGACGCAACAGGAAGCGCATCGTCAGGCCTTCCAGAATTGGTGACTCTGTATTGTCCTCTGTAATGAATTCAACCAGCAGGATGACATAGTTATAAGTAGAGACAAACGGCTTGACCACACTATGCGCTGGTCTGATCACATCAATATACCGTTGACTTGGCATTTCCACGCCTGGGATTATACCCAAACGAGGTGCGCCTCTTACGTGAGCCATAGGGAAACCTATAAGAGAAATCCCAGGCAGGTAAATTTCGTTGATGCCATTGTGGATCACGTCCCCCAGGAAAACATAAGCCAATTCATCCACGCCCAAATCATTCTCGCCGACGCCAAAGATGGCATAAAGTTTCAGATAATGGTTCGAGCTAGTATTGACAGGATCATAATAAATGTTGGAGGCCTCGATCATGAGGCTCGGCGAGAATTTCTTCACCCTGCGGAAGCCCATGTCCAGGCGGCTGCTGAGCAGGACGTTGGTACCCGCACCCGTCTGGTAGGGTGCAGATGGCAGGTTTGTCGTTCCCATGGCGAAGTAACCATCATAACGACTGGCAGCCACAGAGTTGCCGATCGAAAAGTATAACTTGTTGTTGTCGCCGTCATAGCACATGCAACTGGTTCCAGGCAGGCCATCACTGTAAACCAAATCAGCCAATTTGTGCCAGCCTACACCATCATAGCAAAACAGCGAAGTGAATGTGCCCGAGCCATAATAACCGACATATTCGGTAGTGATCGGCTGATGTTCCCAGTTGGCCAGCATGTACAAGAAATTGTTGGCAGTTAGCATCGGGCCGATCGTCTTGATTTCAGAGTAAGGAAATTGATCCGTAATTCTGGGTGGGGTGACATCCACCAGACGGGAACCGTTCCACTGGAAAATCTTGTTGCGCACCGAGAAATATAAATAACCATTGAAAATGCAGTAGCCCTTGAAGTTATCGTCGCTGGACTCGCTACTATAATCCAGAATGCGGCGGGCGATGTTGTCTGAGCCAAGCACCCATACACCATCCTTGCGGAAGATAAATAATTCCTGTCCGTAAGAGGTAGCTCCCAGGGTTGGAAACTTACCTGCACCCACATTGATCAGGGCAGCATCTTCGTTCTCTCCATCCTTAGGCCCGCCGCCCTCCAGATCGGATAGATCTTCTTCTGAAGCGTAATGGATGCGCCGTTCTCCATCCTTGCCCGCATAGATGTAGCCTTTGTGAATGCAAAGCCACTTGTAGTCGCCTGCATAAATATCCAAACCTGCATTGGTGATGTTGCCATTGGTATCCATCTTCTGGATGCGCCCATTATTTGGACAGAAGAAAAGATAATCACCTGTGGGCAGAACACAATTCACTGCACCCGCACTGTATATGGAAGTCCAAGTAGCTCCATCCCATTTGCGCAGGCCTGTCGAACCCCAGGTATACATCGCGCTGTTGAACAAGCACATGCCGATCTTGGTTCCCACTGTGTCGCCTGTATCTTGGATTGCAGTTGGCGAGGTGAACAGCATAGCGATCCCAGGCTGGCGGGTGTCGATGTTGCCCATTGAATACATATAGCCCATCGCGTCCGTGTGCCATTGAAAGCCGATGCCGTGCCGCCAGTCCGTGAGGTTCAGCGGCTGATAGAGCATGAGTTCAGATTGTGAAATGGATCCACCTGGGACAGAAGCGCGGGGTGAGAAATCGGCTAGATCTTTATCGCGGTAGGAAGTGATGTCAATGCGGTAAGGACGGCCTGCAAGTTGGATGTCCTCAGATGTATCCATGTTTTATCTCCAACCCAAGGGATCACCCTGCGGATCTTGGACATATTGATCAGGCAAGTCACTGCCCTCCATCCATAATTCGGTGTCGGGTAGCAGGAAGCGGTTCATCTTCTTGTAATTTTCAGCTTCTTTTTCATATTCTTCTGCCATGGCTGCGTAACGCTGGCGATCCACACGATTATCACCCACACGAGTCTTGCATAGGAGGGAAACCGCCTTAGGAACAATATATTCTTGAGGCACAACTGTGGTGCTGGCATCGATGGTCAGTGCCTGTGGCATGGTGCTGTACTTGATCCGTAACCGACTACCCCGATAGGCATAAATTGGAGTATACAGGCGTAAGTTAGTAGGCCATTCTTTGGAGTCAAAATGCACATGCTTCATGTGATACCAGTCTAGCTGCTGATCATTTGGATCCCAGAGCATGGCTTTAGTTCCATTCACTGGAACTATACTTGGGGGAGCAATCGTCACGGTGTTCGACCCTGCGGACAGGACGGCAAATTCATGACCCTTGCCTGTGCCATCATAAAAAGAAAGTCTCCAGCCAGTTTCAACATCGGCTGTGGAATTATCCCCCTGGAAGGTAACTGTTGCAGGTTCTCCTTCTTCATAACTTTCCACTATTGCATATATTCGGGTAATAGGGCGCTCCAGTGCCACTCCATGCACAATTCCAACACTGGGGACGATAGTGGCTAAACTATACTCCATGGTATTTTCACAGATCACAAGGCTGTCATCTTCCACAGTTTCAAAGAAGAGTGGGAAGCTGGCATTGATGGACTGATTGATAGCTTCATGAATTTCCAGAGCATTGAAAACTGAATGGATTTCATAATCGGTACCATTTATTATAGCTGCCGCCAGCGCATATTCCAGCGAGAGCGTGGTGACCAGGGGATTGAAACCTATGATCCGTCGCGTCACATCTGCGGTAGTCAAGAAAAGCCATTGTCCAACCCAATAATTGAGTGGCTGCTTCAAGTTGACGGTATCGATCAATGTGGTAGTAGAGCCACCAGTCGCAGTCGCATGACCGTAGGAAATTCTGCGAGCAAAGGGCATCATCAAGCGCATCGCAATCGCTCTACGCAGTTGTGCTCGGGTTGAAGTAGGTCGAGTCATGGTCAGCCTCTATCCTCAGATTGCATGAAGTCAGTCTGAGATCCAAACTTCTGATTGATCTCATTCCATTTACGTGCCATAACCGTATTATCCATCGGAGCGTTGGCATTCAAAATTTTCTTGCGCTCCAAGGTCTCTTGTCTGATCTTCTGTCTGGCAAAGAACTCTTCTGCCACAGGCTTGGGCACATCCACTGGAATTCCAGGCGGCAGCACCCATTTCTTGTTGCGGATGCGAATGACTTCATCTTCCAGCACAGATTGGATCACGCCATCTCGATTGATCGTGACAGGTTTTCCAGGTGAAGTAATCGTTACTACAGGTTGCTGAGCCAGCCACGCGGCAAATTCAAGATCGCCTGTACTCTTCAGCACTCGAGCCGCAGCAATCGCCTGTTGTACATGGGCGCCTGCCCTGGCGACCAGCTTTGCTTTTTCCTCGGGGTTCTTGATCAGTAACGCTTCAGACTTGGCCTGGATCTCCTCCATGAATTTCTGTTTGTCGTTCTGCCAACGGGCGGCGTCTTGGTCTATGATCTCCATGCGCTGCTGGAGTTGGCTGATCTGTTCTCCTTGTCCTTGCATCTGACTGAGGATCGCGTTCTGCCCCCGCACTAACTGTTGCAAGGCCAGGGCTATGCTCATCGCTTCCGTGTTCTTCCCCTCCACGAATTTGTCCGACAATAAGTCCTGGATCACTGGGGCTTCCCCCATCCCGTCCGTTCTCACCTGGGATGACAGGACTTCCTGTTCCTTCTGCGCTTGTTCGATTTTGCTCGATCTCTTTCGTGACATAATCTACCGCCTTTGTACCGTTCTGATTGTCAAATATCTGGATCATCAAGTCAACTTCCATCCTGGCACCGTTGATCGTGTTAGCCAGAGCGGAAGCATCCAGTAATTCTTGTTGTAATTTCATTTGATAGGGCAGTGTGATTTCCAAACCGCCTGCGGCCAAGTTCTCCAAGATGGGATCTCGACCAGCCGCCAGCGCATTCAAAATATTGTTTTGCCCTGTCAAAAGCCAGAATTTCTCTTCCTGCTTTTTCAGTTGGCCAGCCAGCAGTGCCTTGCGGAATTCCAACTGCTGTCTGAAACCTATGGACTCATCTTCATACGCATACATCCGCCCCCGTAGCAGATTACCATCGACAGGTGATTGGACATAAATGCCCTTGCCTTTCGCCCATCCGATGAGATACTCCGCGTTGGGACGCTGATGGAAATATTCTGAGTCAGTGGCCATCTCAAAACCATAGTGGCCAATCCATTCGTAACCTTCATAGATAGCCAGCGCAATCATATAGGCGAAAGTCGAGGAAAAATATGGCAGCCCAAAGTATTCCACAATCGCATCGATGGGATATTGAACGCTCATGGGAATGTTCGGATAGACCCTCTGCATATAGATCGGAAAATCGGTTACGCTTTTGAGCCAGGCGTAATGGTTCAGGTCGTTTTGATTGTTCTCTCGGCTGAAAGTCTGGTAATTGTGCAACTGAAACCAGCGTGCTATCCGTGGAAATGGCAGCACATAGCCTTCATTACAGCCCCAGATCTCTACACTTTCATCCTCAAACGGAGCTTGATGACGCGTCGCCGTAGAGAAGCCGACCAATGCGACTTTTTTCATGATGTCTCCTTCTAATTGTCTAGGGCGGGTTGCCCCGCCCTAGTCGGTTGCGAGTTAGTCAGCACCTGCCATCGAGTAAATCATGTAGACTTCGACTACGCCAGCAGCAACTGTGGCTGCAGCGGTGACCGCTTGGATGGATTGCTCAGCATCGTAAATCTTACCGCCAGCATAGGCTTCGGCTGCACCCCTGGAAGAAACCAGCAAGACGCCTGTGGACTGCGGAGCGAGATCGGCTGAGGCCAGGAAGCCAGCCGCTGAGTCACTGTCACCAATGGTGATAGTGACGGAAGCAGTGACGGCTGTGACAACGCGGGAAGCAATCTCATGTACCAGAGTGCCCGCAGGCACAGTGAAGAGATTGTATGTGGCAGCGTCACCCAAGACAACATCATTGTCACTGGAAGCTCCCATGGTCAGACGGGCGCAGCGCAATGGAGCAGGATAGTCGAAAGAGTTGAGGAACTCGCCCTTGTACGGAAGTGTTTTAGCCATAGCATCACCTCAATCGTTATGTGGACTTGACACGGCGCTTGTCTATCTCGGTGCTGTACAGCAGCCAGAAGCGCATGGCTCCAGCACTAGAGTCGGACGAAGCGTTTGCGAACGTGGCGATGAGATCCTGCGCAGCCGTGTATTCCTTACCATTGAACAGCCCCTTGAAACCAGTGGAGGCGAGCGGGGTAGTGAGATCCGAGCTTGCCCAAAGAGCAACCGCGTTATCACTGTCCCCGAAATTGTAGATGGGGGCTGTTCCATTGAAGGCCGTGGTAACTTCAGCTAGCACACCGATGATGAGGGTATTGGCAGGCACACGAACCAGGGCGGTCGTGATTGTGCCATCACCCACAGCACTGAATGCGGCGCTTGGAGTTACCATGACGCGCACGGCGTCACGCAAAGACTCAGCGACAAGATGACCAGGAGCGTAAGGTGGGGTTTTGAGTAGTTCAGTAGCCATTATATTGTTCTCCTATGAGACGCTCGGCTTACAGATCGCTGAATACGTTGGTGTGTTTGATGCAGCGGATCCAGGCACTGTTCAGAACTTCGGTGGTCAGGCTCATCTTCCAAGCCAATGATCCACGCTGATTGAGGGGATCAGCAGCGCCAGCCGAACCAACGGGCTTCGCAATAACTTCCACAGGGCGCATCTTGTTGCCCGTCAGCGGGCGACCGTCTGGGCCTTGGTTGTCAACCGAAGCGGGTTCAGGATAGCCTGTCATGCCTAAGATGCAGTACGACTCACGACCGATCAAGATCGCGGCATACACATCTGTGGTACTGCCAACGCCAACATCCGCCCACTCGGTAACGTTGGATGACACGAAGATCTTCATGCGCAAGAGGCGCCCGATGTAGCCGTTGCGGATCGCTGTGGCTGGAGCCTCCTGGATCAGGAGGTTGACGAATGTGGGATCCAGCATGAGCGTGGCATAGGTGTGCGGGTGGATGATGAGAATGAAATCCTCACCATCTACAGGCAGGGCACTTTCGGCTTCGAGATAGGCGTATTCCTTGATGAGATCGGTGTAACTCAAGTCGTGGGCAGGGCTGTCCAGGGTGGCAACTCCAGATTGACCACCTGAGTAGCTGATGGTCGAGTCTGTGACTATTTCGTTGCGGACTAGCGTGTCGGCAGACAGACCACACTGCTCGCCCAGGATACTGGTCATTTCGGACAAGATTGGATCGAAGGCTTCCAGATCCACAAGATCAGAAAAACCCATCCAGGCACCATAGAACGCAGGCGTCATGGTGATCAGGGTGGGAATTGGTGCAGCCGTCTCAGCAGGCGTGGTGCCTTCGGTTAGCTGCGCGGTTACGGCAGATAGAGAGCCATATTTGCGGACTTCATAGGTGCCGTTTTTGGTAAGGCGGGCACGCATAGCCCAACGTCCATGGACGTAGCGTGGGAGCGCCCGAGAGAGCAGACGCCGTTCGTATTGGGTCTTGATTGCGTCTGACATCGTGGTGGTGGTAATTGTAACGGCCATCTCAGTTTCTCCAGAGTTTTAGTATGGTGCCCGCCATCATTCTATGAGATTGGAATGATAGAGGGCGGGAGATCCCCTTGCTCCACCATCCTGTACACCTCCTCTTGCGAACCATATCGTTGGATAAGGTCTGCCCAGGTCGGGCCTGTGCCAGCAGGTGCAGGAGCGGCGGAAATCGGAGAGCGCACTTGAGGGGTTGGAGTAGGAGAAGTGGCAGGAGGGGGAGCGGGATTTTTGAGCATGTCAAGTTCTTTCTGCTGGTCTTTGATGATGGCCTGAATTCCTGACCAACCAGAGTTGACCAGAGCATCCAGACTATCATTCCTGACCAGCTTATCGACGGGCACGCCTTGATCGATGAAGAATTGAGTGTAACTTTCCTTGGCTTTCATTTCTTGGATCTGCTGTTCATAGTCTTGGACTTGCGTCCGCAACTGACCTGCATTCTCCAATTCAAGGTTTTTTACAAACTCAGCCCTTTCATCGTCGTCAAGGCTGGCCATCTGCGCTCGGCGCAGATCCTCTTGTAATTGCTTACGCTCTTCGTCCCACAGACGCTTTTGCTCAGCTTGTTGACGTTGCAGCGTGGACTTGATATTGTTGATGTCTTTTTCACGCTGAGCGAGTGTCTCTTGCAACTTCTGCAGACTTGGCCCTGCATCTGGCGTAACCTGGGAAGGCGTCCCTACTGGAACCGATCCCTGTGGGGAAGGCGCTGATGGCGTAGGTTCTGCACCCCCGCCATCAGCCAATCCCGTATCAGGTTTGTCAAATCTAACAGGCTTGAACATTGTTTCTATCTCCTTTTCCCATTATATGAAATTGTATGATCTGGGGTCAATACTCACTCCCCAGTCGCCAACTCTAAATTGTCACGGATTATCGTAGCATACTCAGGATTTTTAGTCGCTACTTTCTTCAAGTAAGTAACCGTTGCTTTCGGCAACGGGATTGTACCCTTGGCAGCTTGCTCAACTTGTTGAATTGCAATCGGGTGTAGCAAAGCTCTGAGTGAGTCAGGCCACCAAGGTCGCCCAACAACTCCACCTGCACCTAGTTTGCTGATCAGCAAATCTCTAGCTTCCAACGTTGAACGTCTGCCCATTGGGATCCAGAAGGCAGCTTCTTCCGCAGAGATCGATCTGTTGGAAAAGCCGTAGTCTGCGTAGGTTCCACCGCCGCCACCTGCTGCGGCCGCCGCAGCTATGTAGCTTGGGTAATAATAAGGCACCCATTCAGGGTGAAGCTCTGCAAAAGCATCTTTCAACTCATAGTATCGACGAATTTTTGCATATTCCTCCTTATTTTGTTTTCTCCAAGCTGTGCGTTCGTCTGAACTCATGGAGAAGTATGGGTTGAGAACGTTGCGGGTGAAGTTGGCACCCAGTTCAGCATCCACCAGTTTGAGAAAGGCATCATTCAAATTCCTGGCATCGATCTCAGTCTGCAATTCTTCTGCAGTTGGCGTATGAGCGCCGACCAGTTCGGCCGCCTCACGCATCCGATCCAAGAAGTTGTAGTAATCCTCTGGGTCTGGGTAGCGCCCAGGTTCACCTTTCATAGCATAGAACACATCGATGTCCGAGTCGTAGCCACCCAAGGACTCATAGGCAGCTATCAGATCCTTGAAGTTTTGGCTGGAACGCGGGCCTGCCCAAGCCAAGATATTCCAGACCTCCTCGGCTGTCTTATCCATCTCAGTCTTGCCTAGATTGCTGATCTCATCAGGCGTGGCGAAAGTCAAACCTTGGATGTCAGCGCTGATTTGTTCGTGGCTGAAACGATCCAGTCTGTATTTCTGCTGGATCCAGCTATAGATCTCATTGATGCTCGGCTCAAAAGTGTGTGTCTGCAAGAACTCGAGTTCAGCCAGACTGCGCTCTGGATCCTTCTTACCGTTGATAGCATCATAGTAAGGCCGCAGATAGAGTTCTTCATAAGCCTTCCAGATGGCATCAATGCTGGTGTCATTTGCCAATTCCCATTTATCATAGCCTTCGCGGTTGGTTTGGTCGACCAATTTTTGAACCAATTCGGGCACCAGATCCATGCGTTCTTCCGCATTGATCTCATTGTCAAAGACACGGTAAGCCAGTGAGGTCTCGAAGATGGGCGCAAGATGATGAGCTAGATCGGGTAGGGAGTCAAACCAGGCCTCCAACCGCAACTGGTAAACGTCCCAACTTTCCCCATCCTGGTAGTTCGGATAGGTGCTGCGGATCTCCCGCCACCACTTGCTTGTCGCATATTCTTCAAACATCTCCCAGGGTTTGTAACCGATTATGTAATCCTTCCGCGCCAGCGGATAAAGAGCGCCTTCATCGTCTCGGTCAATTTCGTCCACGGCTGCGAAGTATTCATCCCAGATCTTGCCAAGCAATTCATCGGCTCCAACAGGCACCTGACGCAAGCGCTCATCGCGCAGATCAGCAGCTACCCGCAGAGCTTCATAGCGCTGCTGAGTATCTTCATCTTCGGCGGCTTTCTGGGCGATGATGTCGCGCCGCGCCTGACCAATGGCGGGATGGCCTTCTTCATCGGTCACGTAACTGATCATGGTGTAGGCATTCCAGATATAACCATCAGGCGTCTGGTAGCGCCGATCGGTGTACAAGTTGTAAATATCCGTGCTGTTCATGTACGGCAGGAACAGAGCCGCCTGGACTTCATCATTGATGGCTGCTCGCAAGCCATTGACTTCATCGCGCAGCGCTTGAAGTTCAGCCTGCCCAGACGAGAATTCTTTGACGTAGAACCCTGTGAAGATGCCCGCCATCTTGCGGAAATAATCATTGTTATCCAAATGGTTCCTGGCCTCAATCCAGTGCGGATCATTCTCCCGATCAGGTTTGATAATAATGCTGTAGGCTTCGGTGCCAATCCGCTCTTTCTCCACTGTGTCAGTGGTTGCGTTGAGTTTTTCCAGCGCATTCATCAGGATTTCACGCTCAATCATATAGTCGCGCCAATCCACTTCCTCGATGAAGCGACTGGGAGTAGAAGGCTTGCCCTGTGCGACCTGCTTCAGCTTCGATAAGATCCAGCGCTCCATGAAGGGCGGGATGTATTCGATGGGGAAGATAGGCTTGGCGATGTATTCATACGCTAGATTGGTCTTTGGATAGTAAGGATCGCGAAAGACTTGCATGATCGCCGAGACCACTGGCGAGATATTGATACCGTACAGACTGGCATCTTCCAAGAAGAATTTGGCGATGTGCTGCAGCGGCCCCATGTCTGGGTCGGACTCAGGTATCTCTGTCACCCTGGGGAATACATACCGATAGAATAGCGGAGCTAGCGGGTTGAACCACAACCCTGGCAGGAGCGGCATGTAGCCTTTCAAAGATGGTAATTCCTCGCCACGGCTGGTAGTAGCTCCCATCTGGCGAGCAGCAATTTTCGTCCAGCGCAGGTACTTGTAATAGAACGAAACCAAGATCGGGTGCTGCAGCATGGTCTTAGCCCAGAAGGGAATAGACTTGATCGGATACATCCAGAAGGGCACGATGTCTTTCATCAGTTGATCGAAACGGTTGAAGTCCGTGTAGTCGATCATGTTGAAGTTGGTCTCATTCACTGCACCATGCGCGGGCGAGATGCGCACACCGTTGATCTCTCCACCATAATTGGCAGCCTGCTTTATATCTTGTTTGAGCTTGGCGCCCCTGCGACCAACCTCAGTCAGAACATCGTCCATTTCCTGACTGAGTTTCAGATCGGCATAAGGTGACTCCAAGACCTCGCGGCTGAAATCGTCCTTCCATCGTTCGAGTAATTTCCTAGCTTTCATCCATTCAGAACCAACACCATACATATTGGAGACCCACATACGCAAACCTGGATCAGAGCGCCAGATGCCTAGTGGCGGTGGGATGATCTTATCAAGAGTAATGGTTTTGCTGGCCACATACTCTTCAAAGTTGCGTGCCAAATTTGCAATCGAGTTGAACACTTCAGCCTGCTCAACCAGACCTTGGACACGCAGATCCTCTGCCCAACGCTCAGCTATGTTGCCGAACCCACGCGGCCCAGCTTTCCACATAGTCTCAGCATCCCCGAATAGCACGCCCCAGAAATCCACCAAACTGACTTGCTGATTGCCTTGGGTGAAGATGGGCGCTTGAGTGAAGGCTCTCCAGGCCTCGTCAATTTGATCTTCCACCCTGGCTCCATCGGCTGTCTGGAAGAGCGCTTCGATCGGGCGGATGTTCTTGCGCTCTAGATCTTCTTCAACTGGTCTGATGTATGGATGGGTTGCAATCTCAGCACCAATTTCATCTGCGCCGTCCAGCGCGTCATAGGTGCTGGCAAAGCGGGAGACTTCACCATTTTTCAATAGCCAGTCTTGATAAGCCTGGGCGCGGATTTGTTCGGAGAGCTTCTGTGCTTGATAGAATTGAGTTTCTACTTGGCTCCTGGGTAGCACATCCGAATGACTGACGTTCAGCGTAACTTCCCATTCTTTGCCACTGGTGTCTGTCAGCCTGAAAGCAGGAACTTCATCTAATGCTTCCAAAAGTGGGTTGAGTTCCTCGGGATCACCCAGTTGCACTACGAAACGAGCGCCGCCCATGTGGAAGAAATCCTCCACTGGCAGACCCGAGTCGCGCATGGCTTCAGATAGGGCATTGAGATAACTGTTCGCAGCCTCATCGCCAAAGTTGCGCGAGATGTAATCAAATCCATTACCGATTAGATATGCAGTGTTGGGCTTAGTCAAAGTTTCTGGCAATTCAACCATGGCGACAGCATTGAGAAAACCAGTGCGCGGATCGATGTACAGATTGTGGACGTTATCGACGAGCACATTCACACTGTCTGTCCACACGTCCAGCATAAATCGGCTACCTTTTATCTTGTCCTCCGCGTTGGTGATGCGTCTGTCAACAGCTTGGAATAGAATGTCTGAGTTAGCTTGATCGTATGTTCCATAATTATCAATGCGTTTGATGTTGGTTGGATCGAAAACCATCCAGCAATTAGAACCTGCGTTCTCAAAATTGTTGATGTAGTGGATACCATCGTATCCCATGCTCTTCATTTTTGACACGATGCTGCTGGTTCCAAATCGATTGCCAATATTGACTGCCCTCCAAGTTGGGCCACTGCTATTTTGATACGCCAAGTTGTAGTCCCAAGTGGCCATGAGTTCGTCAACACCAAAGTTGCCATTCTTCAATTCCTCTGGGAAGGTATCGTGCATCTCTCCGACGATCCTGATGGCCTCTTCTCGGGTCAGCGGCTCAGTCGTATTCTTTCTCATCAACTGAAGCAATAGGCTGTATTCGTCTGCGATGCGATAGGCTTCCAACTGTAGCTTGTCTGCAACTTCACGAGTAATAACCTTAGCGTCTGCCATGCCCTCGGTCAGGGCACGGATGCCCCAACTGCCTCTATCAAGCATATCAATCGGATTTTTGACTGCCAGCCAATAACCATGCACGTACCACTCAGGATTGAATTGCGCCTTATCCATGGAGGTGAGATATTCACCAAAATGGTAGCCACCATCTTCTGTGACCAAGAAACTGCGGAAATTACGCGGGGTGGCATGATACATTGGAACTATTCGACCTGTCGAGTCCATGACTTTGCTGCCATTGATAAAACTGTTGAACTCGGGAGTATCAGGTGAGATGATCACGCGAAATTCGCGTCCCCCTGCCAAGAGCTTGCCCGCTTGTTCACCCCACATGAGTTTCAACATTTCTTCTGGAACGAAACCACGCTGCTCCAAGATTTCCATAACATAACTACTAAATCTCCTCGGCTCAGGACGAGCACCTCCCTGCAGCGAATTCCAAACGTTCTCTACACCTTGTCTGAAAACATCGAAGAATTGGTTGGGGTCGGTAATTGCATCCATATCGATGGACTCTACTGCAAAGAAATCAAAAGCCTCATTCGCAGCATTACGGCGATGCTGAATGTATTTTTGGACTGGCTTTGTCGGAACTCCCGTCCGCAGAATGTACGAACTTGGAATGTAATTGTCCACAATAAATTGGATGGCCTCCCGCTCAGCAGAATTGAAATCCTTGAACAGCAACTTGTAATTCGCTCTTTCAATTTTGAATGAGAGATCATCAATAACAGGCTCCAGATCCGCCAGCTTAGTGAGCATCTCACGCTCGCTGTTCACGTGCAGCAATTCCAGCAGCGCTTCCTGTATTTCGTTGGGTGGGCCACTCAGCAGATCCGCCAGGGTGTTGTACCTACCCACTTCTTGGAAGAGTGCATTACCTCTGAGATAATTGAGATCAGGTAATTCGGTGAATTGAGCCACACCTGCATTATCAATCCAATACACACCTTTCTTACCAATACCATAAGCATTGGCGTTAGTGACACGATAACCATCCTTCAATAACTTCTCGACCAGTGGGCGAGCAGGTTCTTCCACATATTTCTGGATAACCTCGGCATTGTTCAGCATCACATCTGCGTCATCGCCAAGATTGAATTGGATCTTGAGTTGCCGAACCACCAGATCGTCAGGCATCTTTGTCCAATCCTCACCAAAACGAAGCAGTGCCAGATCCCGCTTGGCAATCTCAAAATCAGGATAAAGCATGAGATCGGCTCCACGAGGTCTGTATTTCACCTTGCCTGGGACAGTGGCCAGATTGGGATCGAATTTGGCAGGCTTGGGTTTCTTCTTAGCTTTGAGTGCCTTGTTGAGATAGGACAAATCTTCCAAAGGTGCGAAGCCTATGGCGGGGTCGGCGTTGCCCAGATCAGGCACACGCTTGATGCCCTTCTTGTAATACCATACGCCCTTCCAGCCTGGGCCGTAGGCGTTGGAAGCATACGGAATGTGACCTTCTTTGAGCAACTTGCGCACCAGCGGCTGGCAGGGCTTCTCGACGTATTTCTCAACCATCTTCCTATTCGCAGCCGCCAGTTTTTCAACTGTATCCAAACCCATGGAAGCTAGAACGTCATCAATTTCTTTTTCAGTAGGTACAACTTTCTTCCTCTTGCCAGCTACGCGGCGCAATTTGACAGTTGGGACAATAGTCTCACCTGTGAATGCTTTACGAACATCTTCTCGCAGAGTTTTCAAGCTGGTATAAAATGGCTGGCCTGACGACTCCTTGATGCGCAATTCATCTACGAGCACGTTGCTGACTGCATCCATGCGTCTGCGCTCAGTGACAGACAGAGCTTTCTGATAAGGAACGACAGCTTTGGTAACAGGTTTGGGTGTTTCCTCTATCAGTTCTTCCACACTGGCAGGTGGGGGAGCTAATTCACTCTGCAACTGTGGTGGATTGACCGAGTAATGGATCAGCAAGCCGCCACGCTCATCCTTGGCTAAGATGCGGTAGTTGGCATAGAGCACTCGATCGACAGGTTCATCTCCTATTGCATACTTAGTTGCCACATCTTCGCTCTCACTGACCCAGGCGGTAGTGTTGGCACGGATCTTGCTCATGTCAATCTCTTCATTGATCGTCAGTCGTTTGCCCTTCTTGATCCGATCATCGAGCACATCCTGGGCGGTCGCGCCCAAGCTGTAGTCCTTCTTCAATTTCTGCATCGGATAGAGATACCCACCCTGGCTCCACAATGCACCTGTACGTTCCATCTCATCTTCTGCTAGCCGTGTGGCGATGATCTCTTCAGGCGTCCTTTTGACAACTTGCTTAGCAGGCTTGGGTCTTATCCCTGGTTCGGGTTTGGGCTTGACGATCGCCCCAGGTTTGAAACCATATAGACGCTCGAACTCAGTCATGGGCGGAGCTTCAGGTTCAGGTGGTACTTCTACACTTCTTGGCTTGGCTTTCTTGGCAGGTGGTTTGGATGCCAACGCCGCAGGTGTAGTGGATTTGGCTTTCTTAGCTGGCGTGATCGGCTTGAGGCCGATGAACTCAGCCGTGCGTTCTTCGGCTGTCTGCACTTCTGTCTTGGCGGCTGCGCTGGTGTCTACTTTTCCAGCCTTGGCTTTGGCCTCCGCTCGTTTAGCTGCTGATCTCTTGCCAGCTTCAGAGCGTTTTTTGCGTAACCCCTTGGCATCCATGGGATCGTATACACCCACCAGTGCATCTCTGCGCAATCTTCCAGGAGCGAGTTCGGGATTGTTGTGGAATTTCAAAGACCGCTTTGGAATATCAAAGACGAAAGCAACCTTCTCAGCCATGCGGGGATCGTCGCTGACCAGAATGACATCCTCCGCCCGCTTGTAAATTCTAGCCGCATTTTTCAATGTGCCCTGCTGCGCATACTTCAATCCATCCTTGCGAATAGATCGCTCGAGATCAGGTGTGGCAAAGTGAACTACACGCACATTAGTCTTGGCCAGCGGCGGCATGAGCGGTTTCTTTTCAGCCGCTGCAGGCGGAGGTGCTCCTGGCTCGGCTGGTTTCAATCCAATGAATTCAGCCGTGCGCTCTTCAGGCGTCTTGGGCGGCGGGGGTGCAGGTGCGGGTGCAGCTTTAGCAGCCTTGGCAGGCTTAGCCGCTTTGACTGCCGCCGTTTCAGGCACAGGCGGTGGCGTGGGTGGAGTTACTGGCGGTTTAGGTTTGGTCGGCGGAGGCTTAGGCAGAGTGTCGGCCTTGCTCTTTTTCCAACCATCTCCTACCATCTGATCAAAGATCTTGCGCACTTCAGGCGTCAGGTAAATGCCATCGAAATAGTCCTTCATCAGACGATAGAAGTTGACCAGATAACTGCGGATTGCCTTGAAGATTTTGCCCACTTCTTTGTTGGGCGCAGTTGCAGTGATGATGTATTTCTCGAATGCTCGGGCTTTGACTTCTCTACGCGCAGCTTCTTGGGGCAGATTTTGATAGATCTGCTTCCACATTCGGCTGTCCTTCTCTTTCATCGCCAGCAGAGTTGTATCTGCCCAGTCATCCAGCACGCGAGCGGCCTCTGGTACATGCTCTCGCAGCAGAGCTTCGATAGCATGGAATGGCTCATGAATGGAAGTAGTGACGTTGGCGCCAGGAAAAGCTCGCAGGATAGCTTGCAAGTGACCATGCTGATCGGCCAACCAAGTGGTGCTACCCAGTATGCCACTGCCGCTCAGCAGAGGTTCAACACGAGGCGCATCTACAATCTTATCCAGGTTGATGGTCTTGTTCTCAATGACCAATCGATTGACACCCATGTCCCGCGCCCAACGTTCCAGACGTTGCCGACTGAGTGCATCGAACCCTTCCTCAGTTTTGCTGACCGTCAGGATGAAGCGATTGTCCGCATCCATGCTGAGCACGGCACTCACCTTGGCGGATATGGCCTCATCCATGCTCTCGATAGTAATTTCCCATCCGCCTCCACGGG